CCGGTAAGTAGCCGGTATCATCCCTTACTTTTGTATAATCTATTGGTTATAATATATAAAGGTTATAAATTATAGGCTATAGATTATAACTTGAAGGCATAAAAAAAGGGAAAAGCATCTACTCTCATAGACACTTTTCCCTCAAATAGATGGCGCAATGCTTTATTAGTGGGCTGAAGATTGTTTACTTACTTGACAGAAACAACTACGCCGTCGATAACCTTGCACTCCGCATACCACTTGTGCGGTTGCGGATAATGCGGACCTTCAATGAACTCGATTCCATTCTGCTCAGTTGGAAACATCCCAGAAGGATTGAAAGGCCGATGAATAAGGCCAGCCAGAACAGCCGCCTTAAACTCTTTCTTCGTCTTGTAGTTTGGGCTCACGTATGCCATCAGTGATTCTCTTTCCTGCCCACTAACAAAACACTGGGTTAAAGGCTCCATAAAACCTATCGGTCCGGTTGACTTACTCGGTGGATTCTTCTTCGTCCGTATCTTCTTCGGACTCTTCTTCGTCCACTTCTTCTTCGTCCGACTCTTCTTCCTTCGGACGATTGTCTACGAGTCTGGGCAATGCGGATTCTTTCTTATCCGCGATAACCCACTGACCTTTTGCTTTAAGGTCCGCAACGAACTTCTTGCGAAGCTTAAGCAGGTCGTCAATCTCAGGAACCGGAAGTCCAACGGCAGCGTTCTGCGAGCGAATGCTAACCCAAAGAGCGGCAAGCTTCTTCGCTTCGGTAACGTCGGTCGCAAGACCTTCGTTAAAGATACGCGCTGTAAGCAGAACCGTCTGCCCTTGTCCTTTGATTCCTTCGGACTTGTTCACGATGTCAGCCGCGCGGAAAAGCAATTCCGATGCGGTAAGACCAGTGGATTCTGTCGTTGCCTTAATTGCAACGTCTTGGTCCACTTTGGCAAGTTCTGAGTAATCCCAAAACTTAACCGGGTCCGTAGGCTTGGCATCCTTTGCGATTACAGGCTTGCCAAACGTCGTGACTAAAACCGTTCCCTTCGCTGCCTTACCGCGTCGTGCAATGCGGCATTCATACGTCTTAATTGCCATACGCTCTATCTCCTTGTTAGCTGATAGACCGATAGGCTTTAGGGAACTTTTAACCCGTGCGCCATCTATTTAGTTTTCAAAGAACTTCACACTGGATTATCTAGGTTTCCAGAATCGACTTACTAGCATCTGGTCCGCCTAGAGAATGGCCCCGTGTTCTCCTTGCAAGCTTTCCGCTTGCCGTCCACGAACTTACCTATCTAATGTCTCATGAGCCTAATCCTATGTCAACAACTATTTCAAACTATTTTTAAGGTTGAATGACCTAACCTTTAAAGGGTACTCCAGTAGAGTACTTTTTGATTAATCAAAATCTTGGCTGTAAATGATGCAAATCCCGATTTTGCAATATGCCCTAGAATGCCCCAGAATCCAATATGAGCGGACCTAATCAGATGGCGCACCTTACCCATTGACCCTGTATCGTTCGTGCCTGCTAGGGCAATTTTCGCTTTTCTTTCGTTATGCTCTTTTACTGGTCTTTGTGGGGTCATTCTCTAGTGTGCAGGCAGGCAGGCCGGACAAGTCTATACAGACCTAATGTATAAAGCTTAGACTTAACTATTACTTTATACCGCAAAGTTTATCGTTGACTGGTAGCTGTTAGTGTGTGAGAACTCCATCATCCCCCACCACCCCACCCCCCACACCCCAAAACTAATATTGTTCCATCTCCCCCCAGAATCGCAAAGGTAGATCCTGATTGTTATTATAAAGAATAATAGAAAAAGTAAATAAAAAATATAAGAAATCAAAAATATAAAATTAAAAAGATGTCCAGGGTTATGGACACTAGATAAAATTATGAATGTGGACACTTTGAGGACAGGGCACTTTTGCTAGGATTTTTGCATGATTTGACAAAAGGTTAAAAATAGTGTATAATTCGCGCGTGAGCGAGAGTCTTACTCCTACACCACACAAATCAATAAAGGTGTTTGAGTATTATAGTGGAAATATAGTCTATGGCTGGAGGCGGGGCAACAGGTATTTATATATTGGAATGTCAACGAAGGGCTCAGAGAGGGCCTTTAATAAAGATCATCATGTAATTGGAAAAGTAGAGGATTGGAATAAGCGAGATGTTATTGATATTTGGCAGACAGATAGTCCAAAAGAATTAGAGAGCGTCTTAATTAAGAAGCTTAAACCTAAGTATAATGGCTCTACTATTACAAGTAAGCGGTGTATCCGTTGTAATTACAGATCAGCTCTAGTAGGACACCTTTGCTCTCCTTGCCGAGAACTTTACAAAAAGATTTCAGAAAGTAGAGTAGGTGCGTAATGTATATTACCAAAGAACAGTTAGATGAAAGGTTAAACAAAACAGATGTTCTATATAAAGAACGTGAGAGAAAGATTCGTGTCTCTTCTAAGAATGGTAAACCGGAAGATCGTTTATCTCACGAAGAACGAACTCTTATTGGTGTCTTAGAAGGTATTGATACCCAGAAGAACATTGCTGAACTAATGGGAGTGAGCTCTCAAACAGTAAGCAACAGTTCTAGAGCATTAACCTCACCTACTATTGGTGTTGATAAAGAGTTACGTAAAGATATTGAAGAAGCCAGGACTAATATAGCTGAAAGGAAACTGGAATCGGAGAAACAAATCCAGGACCAGCTTGTTACTAATTTAGCAGCAGCATTAGGACACGTTGCTAACAACTTACAAAATACTGATGCAGTAGAAGCTAGTAAGATTGCTACTGACATGAGTAAGATTCTTGATAGAGTTACTGGATCTAAAGATGAGCGTGGTAGGAATCGGACTGCCATTATCATCAATGTGCCGCAAATGAAGGAAGAAAAGTCCTACCAAACCATTACAGTCTAATTAGTAAAGATTCCTGGTTATGAGTGATTTTACTCACTAGGGATAAACGAAAGAAGGAGAGTACAATGCCTTTAGCTTACATTCAGTTCTTAGAGGGTGGTCGTCCAGATAATTCGTTACCGGGCGGTTATCCAGGAAGGCCAGATAATTCACTTCCGCTTCCTCCTGGCTCTATTGGAACTCTTCCTGTGTTTCCTTTTGATCCGACTGCTCCTGATAACACTTTACCTGGACAGCCGCCTCGCCCGACAAATCCGATTACACTTCATCCTGGCTTAAAGCTGGTTGTGAAGTGGGTTGCCTGTATTGGTTTCTGTTGCTGTTCCGGATAACTCTCTCCCGGAAACTCCTGAACCCAAGTAGCTTTTCTAAGTTCTAAGTAGTTGAGGTTCTGTTACTGGTTATGAGTATCTCTACTTACTTCTTAGTAGAAAAAATAACTAGTAGCAGAACCTCCATAGGTGATAAAATGTTAAAAGTGATTGCTGCTCCCTTAGTTCTTCTAGCACTAATAACAGGTTGTACTAGAGTCTACAACCAGCAACCAACAGCACCTTCCACTACTGTTGATACTGGTACTAAGAAAGTAATTCACGACAACATCGAGTTCCGAGTTATTGGGAATGCAACTGGAGCTAGAGTTCGTTACTCAAATACCTTAGATGGTTTGTTACAGATTACCACTACACTACCATTCCAGATTTCTATTGACTCTATTAAAGATACTATCTTCCTTTCATTAGAAGCTACTCCTACTGGATTTAGCGGTGCAACACTCTCTCCTTTCATGGAAGTACAGATTTTTGTAAACGGAAACTTGTTTAGAGAGGCGAGTAGCTCATCAATCTTCTAGATACAGTTTCTGTTTCTGGTACCTATCGTCGTTAGAGAAAAGAAAATGATCATTGGCGATTGGGAAGTTACAATTCAAAAAGAAGTTACCTTTAAGACTAGACCAGGTGACTTCAACTCTCCCATTCAGAAGATCATTACCTACGACTTTAAATATATTCCTCAAGACTATCACCTTGTAAGAACCATTCAATATATTACTCCTAAGACAGATGCAGAAGTCCTCCAGTTCTTAACTGAACATGCTGCTGAGTTAAAAACAGTTTTCATCGACACTCGTTCCGTTTAGTTAAAACAGGAGAACAACAATGGCTACCGAAACTAAAGAAGCACCGAAAGCAGAGAAGGCAGCAGCAATCGCTTTAGCTAAGACTCCACGCGAAGCATTAGAACAGGAACGGATTCTTCGTCCTGTTGTTACTGTTGCTGCACACCTTCCTACCGACTTCGATACACCTTTTCCTGTTGCAGTTCCTCATACTCCTACTGACGAGGAGAAATTGGCAGCGGCAGCTAAGGCAGAAGTCCTTAAGAAGATTGGTGAGATTCTTAAGACCTACCACAACAACGAGTCAGAGATTCCGGCCTCTAACGAGTATTGGAATCTGTTGGCTAAGTATCGCGGAATGTAATTTCTCTAGTACAAACAAAGACAAAAGAGGCAGAAACATCATGGTTAGTAAAACAATCAATCCAAACATTGGTTCCTACAGAGCAATCAATACTGACCATGATGTTTCTGGTGCGGGGCAGGACGTTGCAATCGTTAAAGAGTCAGAAGCTCAAGATAGGATTTGGGTATTAGACGCTATTCAATACTCCTACAAACAGGATGACTCACCTGCCTCTGGTTTATTAGCAGCACCAGTTTCCGGTGGACTTACTATTAAAGTTGGAAATGATACTAAGGTAGATATTGATATCTTCAACCTCTCTGATTCATTAAATCTCTATATTCCTGGTCAGACTGACAAACCAACTACTGTTACTTTAAAGAGTGGTGGTAGCGGGGTAGTCGGTAAGCTGAATGTCAGTGGCACCTGGAGCCGGCGCAATAAAACTAACGTTAAAGTGTAAGGAGTTAAAAGTGAAGCTTATTTTGAGAGATTTGTATTGGTTAGCTGGGTTCTTAGAAGGTGAAGGTTCTTTTATCTTTTCGGGAGGATCACCTAGAATCTGTGTAGCATCTGTTGACCTTGATGTTATTAAGAAAGCTCATACTATCTTAAGTTGCACTGGCAGTATTCATGAAGATGTAACTGTTTCAGGTAAAGTTATTTATAAGATTAACCTGCAAGGTGAGCGAGCTATTGGTTGGATGTTCACTCTGTATATGCTTATAGGTAGGCGTAGACAGGAAAAGATTTCTGAAATTATTACGGAGTGGAAAAGTCACACAGTATTAAACAGTGGCAAGAATCATAAGAAGTTTATTACTATGGTTGACGGAAAGAAAGTTTGCAGCTTGCATGGGCCAGTAGATACTAATAATGTTCTTTATGTTGGTAAGTATACTCGTTGTAAAGGTTGCTACTCTAGGGCAAGTTAATGCAACCACAAGTGCAATCGGTAGTTGAACGAGAGTTCAATCCTACCAAAAAGCAATCAGATTTTCTAGCAATACCCTGGACCGTTAAAGAGGCACTTTACGGTGGAGCTGCTGGTGCAGGAAAAACTGAAGTAGCAGTATGGATGCCATTAATATATCAATTTCATGAGCACCCATTATATAAAGGAATCATTCTTAGAAGGAATCTTAAGCAATTAGAAACGGAATTAATTTCTAGAAGTAAAGAGATTTATCCTTCTCTTGGTGGTGTTTTTAACGAAACTAAGAAGAAGTGGACTTTTCCTTCTGGTGCAGTTCAGTATTTCGGTGGTGCTGACAAAGAAGATGATATCCGTAAGTTCGATTCGGATCAATATAACTTAATCTCTTATGATGAAGCTACACATTTCACAGAGTTTCAGTATAGTTATCTTGTCATGTCTCGGTTACGGAGCCGATGTGCAGACCTTCCAGCTATTGCTAGAAGTGGAACAAACCCTGGAAACGTAGGTCATAGTTATTTTAAGAACAGATTTGTTAAGCCTAACAAAGAAGGTTATACATTAATTAAAGATAGTAAGACCGGACTGAAGCGGATGTTCATTCCGGCTAGGATTCAAGACAATCCTACGCTCTTAGCTAATAACCCAGAGTACATCCAGCAGTTGATGTCTCTGAGTGAAGCAGAAAAGAAAGCTAAACTTTACGGTGACTGGGATACTTATGAAGGCCAAGTCTTTAAAGAGTTCAGACTGGAGCCTCTCTCAGACGAACCACCTAATGCAAGACACGTCATTGATCCTTTTGCTATTCCGAGTTGGTGGCCTAGATTCATTGGTATTGATTGGGGATATGCCGCTTACACCGTAATCTATTGGGCAGCGTTATCTCCTACAGGTAGACTGTTTATCTATAGGGAATACGCATTTAAGGAAAAGCTGATTGTAGATTACTTAACTGATCTTATTAATTTAACCGAGCAGGAAGAACGTGAGGCATTACTTAAGGTTCTTATTTGTCACTCAGCGGATCAAAACAGAGGCGAGCCTTCCACTATATACGAGCAACTTACTAAGGCATTAAGAAAAGCAGAGTTCAAGTGTCAGATTCAATTAGGTGAGAAGAACCGGCTCAACGGAAAGACTAATCTCCACGAGTTCTTAAGGTGGCAACCTAAAGAGAACCCGGCTAAGATTTACGGTGGAGAGTTTAGTAAGGATTATGCAGATAAGATTTTCCGCTTATATGGACAAACCGCTTACGTAGATTACGTTAAGATGTTTGAGGCTGAGAAGCCGGAAACTAATCTACCTAAGTTACAGATATTCAATACTTGTCCTCTATTAGTAGAAACGATTCCAGCTTGTGTATACGAAGAAACGCCAGAAGAAGGTAAGAAGAAAGAAGATGTTAAAGAGTTTGACGGTGATGATCCTTATGATTGTGTAAGAATACTATTAGGCGGAGTAAAGGAACATCAGGTTATTTACGCTAAGGAAATGGAACATAATGAAAAGTCTCAAGAAGCTATTAATGGATTGGTTAATGGGGATCAAACTTCTTTTTACAGGAAGATGGAATACCTTGAAGCAAAACGAGGGAAAGAACAAAACCTCACCACTTTCCGTCGTAGAGGCTTTAGAAGGTACCATTAGAGCTAAAGACGAGTTCATTGTTTATTTACAAGATGAACTTGCCCAGTTAAGAGCTGAAATGAAAGCTGATGCTCCTGAGCGGATTAGGAAAGAAGTAGACTTCAAATCCTCCAGAGGATATAAGTCAATCCATACTCGTGTTAGAGAACAAGTATTAGCTAATCAATCTAGGCATAGAGCAGTTCCTATTACTAAGGAAGAAGAAAACTACGAGCAAGTGGAAGTTGAGTAACCAAAATGATTCCTCCTGTTGGAACTATTAACAAACCTTCCGCTCCTGGTCTAGTTAATACTCCTATGCCAGAGCAAACTGATATGCAAGTGTTAGATGATACACAGGAGAAGCCTAAACAGGCTACTGCTATTCCAGATAATTGGAAAGCTCCTCTTTCTACTCTTCTTTCTCTATGTGAAAGAGAAGATGAAGCTGTTCACTATGCTTGGGTTAGAAAAGCTAAGAGACTAGAACTCTACTTCAATAATATTGTAACTCTATTTTGGGATAACTTAACCAATGATTGGGCAATTCCTGATTGGGATGATAAAGAAGCTGAGGGAATCCCTCCTCGTATCATTAATATCTATAGACCTCACGGTGAGTCAATCATCGCTGCTCTTACTGTTGGTGTTCCTTCCGTTTTATTCTTTCCTTCTGATGCTGATAATGCAGATGATATTGATAAAGCTGAGGCTTTTAGTTCCTTAGCTAAGATTGTTCAGAAACATAACAAAGCTAAGTTATTATATATTAAGATTCTTTCTATTTTGTTTAATCAGGGCACTCCTTTCGTTTACTCTTATAGTAAAAAAGACAGAAAGTTTGGATTTTACCAGGTAGAAGAAACTTCCTTAGAAGATCAGACTTCTTACAACCATTCTTGTCCTGTTTGTGGTTATGATTTTGGTGAAGGTGGAGAAGAACCTGTTAATATTCAGTGTGTTTCCTGTCAGCAGCAGGTTAATACAGAAGTAGAACCACGAACTATCCAGGTTTCTGTTCCTATCCAAGTTAATAAGGAAAAATCCCGTGTTATTATTGATCCTTTTGGCGTACTTAACGTCAAAGTTCCTTATTCTGCCCGCACTCCAGAACATTGCGGATATCTTATACTCAAGTTCGACCAGTCTGTTGCAAGTTTACGTTCTATTTTTTGTGTTCCGGGTCCTAATGGAGAAGAACCGTTAATCGAAGGTATCCAAGCTTCAACTTCTGATACCTCTGTTGACAACTCCATCCGTTATCCTTCCATCTATCTCAATAACCAGCCGCAAAATACCGCTGTAGTTAAGTGTGTCTGGTATCGTCCTTGGCAATTAGAGCTTCTTTGTGGTTCTAAGGATAGCTCTAACAGGGATGAAGTAGACGAAATCAAGAAAAAGTACCCAGAAGGTATTTACGTAATCTATATTGGTAACGATCCTGTTGAAATCAATGGTGAAGATATGGATGACCATTGGACAATGGGACTCGATCCTAGAGCTTCATCAGTTCATGCTGAACCTTTAGGAACTAACCTAGCAATGATTCAAGACATTAACGCGGAGATTGACGAACTTGAATTGCAGACAATGGAGCATGGTATCTCTGAGCTGTTTATTGCTTCAGATGCTATTGACTTCAATAAGTATGCAAATAACCAAGCGAAGCCAGGTAATGTCACTCAGGCTTTCAAGGAACCCGGCAAGAATATTGGAGATAACTTCTTCGAGACAAGAACTGCACAACTCTCGCCTGAAGTTATGGGACTTACTCAAAAGTACAAGAATCTTGCTGAGTTTGTCACTGGCGATTTTCCAACTGTATATGGAGGTTCGGTACCAGGATCGTCTACAGCCACGGAGTATACTAAATCTCAGAACCAAGCACTTCAGCGATTAGGAACTGTATCTACTATTGCCTCTTATCTATGGGCAGATGTAATTGGTAAGGCAGTTAAAGAGTATGCTGACTTACTGGACTACGACGAGAAGATTACTGAGAAGAACTCAGCCGGATTTGAATCTACTACTGTAGACCACATGGCTCTTAAGCGTGGTGAGGTTGGTAATTGTGAACCTGAGTTCTCTGAGCTCTTACCAATTTCCAGTGGTCAGATTAAAGATACATTAATGCAGCTTGTTCAGTCTAAGGATGATATGTTAATGGCTGTTCTTGCCCATCCTCAGAATAACGAGTTGGTTAAGAGAGCATTAGCAATCCCTGAACTTTACATCCCTGGCATTAATGATAGAACTAAACAGTATCGAGAGATTTCTTTACTGTTACAGCAACAGCCTACCCCAAGTCCTAATTCTCCACTAGGATTTGAATCTTCTATTGCACCAGAAGAGTTCGATGACCATCAGGTCGAGCAAGAAGTTTGTAAGGTTTGGTTAAACAGTTCCAAGGGTCAGAAAGCTAAGTCAGATAATCCGTCCGGCTACCAGAATGTTGTGTTACATTGGAAAGCTCATCAGATGATGCAGCAAATGCGAACTGATACTCCCAATGAAACACCGGCAGGTATGCCACCGGATACAATTTCAACAGGATTAGGTGGTTAAAATGTTTAAGCTTCCCAAAGTTCTCTATTCTCCAGACGGTGTAACTCCTACTGCTCCTATTACTGGAGATACATCAGCTAATGATCCCTCAGACCGTGATATCTTAAACGGAGACGACGATGCCATTCCCGAAGATGAAGAAGTTTCCGATGGAGACGGAGAAGAAGATGAATCCGTTTCAGAAGATGAAGATGAAGAAGAAGGAGGAGAAGAAACCGAAGAAACAGATGAAGAAGATGAAGATGAAGAAGAAGGCGATGCCGATGATGAAGGATCTGATGGGTCTGGGGATGACGGACTAGATGAAGATGAAGGAGCCTTAACACAGTCCGATTTAACTAAGGCTGTTAAGAAGGCTGCTCCAGATTTATTCAAAAAGATTCCTGGATTAAGAGAAGCTTTAGAGCGCGATAAGCAGTTTGGCGAAGTCTTTAATACTCCTGAAGAAGCCAAACAAGCTGCTCAGAACTCTTACTACCTCGCAGCAATGTATAAGGACATTTCCTCAGGAGACGTAGAAAAGACTGGAAATTTCCTTAAAGCTCTTAAGAATACCAATGAGGAATCCTTTGAAGATTTCTCACATACTATTCTAGATTCTATTGGCAAGATTAACCCTCAGCTTTATGGCGAAGTAATGCTCAAGCCAATGAAGCGAGCGTTAATGGCAATGTATCATGATGCTCTGAAAACGAACAATAAGAATCTTGCAGCAGTAGCTATTCATGCTCATCAGTATTGGTTTGAAACCCAGGATATTAAGGCTCCTTTAGAAGATAGAAAGAAAGCTACTAAGACTAAGGAGCAGGAAGCTTGGGAAAAGGAGAAGCAAGAGTACGAAGGAACTAAAGCTCAAGAGTTCAAAGGCGGAATCACTGAGGTAGTCAACCACTCAATGAAACTGTCTATTACTAAAGAACTCGATGGCATTAAGCTCGATGATTACCAGAAGCGGAACATCATTCGAGATATCTTTTTAGGAGTTGATGAGGTATTAGGCTCTGACAAACGATACTTAGGAGGTATTAACTCCTTGTTCGATCAGGCCAAATCTTCTAAATACTCCCCAGATTGGAAATCACGTATTGTTAAGGCTTACCTGCAACGAGCAAGACAAGCTCTACCGGCTATTAGAAATAGAGTCTTGCGAGAAGCAGGAATCAAGTTCAAAGAGCAACCAAAGTCTGAGTCACGCCGACTTGTACCTGCTGGGTTGGGTGGCAACAAAAGTGAAGATAAGATTGATTTTAGCAGGGTGGATCGTTCAAAGACAACCGATATGGATATCTTGAACGGTAAACCGAAATACCTCAAGTCTTAAGAGGATACTAACATGGCTGTCGGCGGAACCCAGTTGCTCTCAGTTGAAATGGAGAAGGTTCGTAAGAAGCTCTCCATGCTTTATGAGTTGGAATCAGCGAAGTTCTTCTCGACCGTAGAAAAGAAGGATACGGAAGTTATCTCTGAACGAGATATGCGTATTCCTTTAGCTATTGGTCCGGGTGGATACTTCGGCTACTACAATCCTGATGGCGGAGATTTAGGTATTGGTGATGGCCAGACTTACGATAAGGCTGTTATCAACACTGTGAACTTCAAGCACGCCATCCAGTGGAATACTAAGGCTCAGTGGGGAACTGACGATAGCCGCAAGGCTGTTGTTAACCTCTTTAAAGAGCTTATGGCTAAAGCAATGCCTGAGTTCCGTCGTCAGACTGAAGCTCAGTGCATGACTAACGGAACTGGCGTTATCGGAACCGTTACTTCTTTAGCAACTACCACGTTAGCCAATGATACCTTAACCTTTACGACTGATGGTTATGGTGTTAAGCTGATGCGGAAAGGTCAGCGCATTACCATCTATGACTCTGCATTAGCAGCGCCTAAGAACGCTACTCCTGTAAAGATCATTGCGTATGATCTCGTCAACAAGAAGATTCAAGTCGATGCAACCGTTGCAGCTATTGCTCCTGGTGATGTGGTTGTTCCTGAAGGTTTAGCAGGTGCAAATCCTGTTGGACTTTTTGGTGTTCCCTACCACGTTCAGAATAGCACTGTTGGTAGCTGGTTAGGTTTACCGAGAGCTACTACGCCAGAAGTTCAGGCCAACCGTGTTAATGCTGCATCTGCTGCTTTAGCTCCAGCTTTCGCTCGTCGTGCAATTAATGCGATTGGCGATCGTTTGGGAATGGATAACAAGACTCCGCTTACTGCTTGGATGCATCCTTGCCAGGTGCAGGCTTATGAAGCATTAGGCCAGCTTGTTTCCGTTATCAATAAGGAAGCATCCGAACAGGGTCTTAATCTGTTCTTCAGCGAAAACATGCGTTTAGCTGGGGCACCTATTAAGCCTAACTTCGTGTGGAATAAGACACGAATCGATTTCCTTACTAACGATCATTGGGGTCGTGCAGAACTGACTCCTATTGATTACTACACTGTAGAAGGCCGTAAGATTTTTGAGATGCGCGGTCCTTCAGGTGGAGTGGCAACGTCGCAGGTGTTCTATATTGTTGCATCGTGGAATCTCTTCTGCGATTGCCCACCTGCTCAGGCGTATATTGATAACCTCCAGGTTCCAACTGGTTATTAATAAAGAGGTATCTCTCTTGTTTTAAGCGGCTGGTGCTGCTTCAGCTGGGGAGCAACAAGAGGGAAAAAGGGAGAGTGGGGCTGGTAGGGACTCTCCAAGGACTTTATCAGCTCCACTTAACTGAGGATAAAATGTACTCACTTGAACAAGAAATTAACGAAAGGTTATTAAGGCTCTACGGTAATGAACCTATTACCGGGAAACAGAAGTATCGTATTGTCCGTTCAGAGTTCCAGACTGAGAAACGATATGGTTCCTACGATATCTTAACTCAGGATACTGGATTGTGGTTAGGAAGAAAAGAAGGATTAGTAGAGATTAAGAAGTATTGGTATATGAAAGATTGTTGGCTCCTTGAAAGAGTTGAGCCTAATACTAATAGACAGGATTTACTGCACGACAAGTTTACCTACGAGCCGATTCTTCCTTTCCTAGATAAGGATGATAATACTCTTCCTTTAAACTGGAAAGCAATTGAGTTTGCGGTAGGACATTTAGAAAGAGCTGAGAAGAAGTTTAAGTCAGAAGAAGATCATAGGCAGGAAGAAGAGAAGAAGCAATCTGAAGAGAGCGACAAAGTGTATGGCATTCTTGATGCACCTGACCCAATCAAGGAATTGCCTACGTTTAAAGTATCCACGTTAATTCCAAAAGGTAAAGCCAATGCCATCAGCAACCGTTCTTAGCATCTGTCCGTTTGAAACGATTGAGATTAAGCCTATTGCTAGAGGCTATTTCAGGATTCCTGCTGCTCCTAAAGATGATTTTGTTTTAATGTATATTGAAGAATCATCCTATATCCAGCGTATGCCGGCTACTGAGCACTCTATTGTTATTCCGGTTGCTGCACATCACATTGCTAAGTCCTTAGTAGATGATTTTGTTAATACTGTTATTGAAGCGTCAGAAGAAGCTGGTCCGGGAATGATGTGGTTTGAGGGTAAGTTAACCCGCGAACAGATTCTTAAAGACCATAAACAGGAACTATCAGACCTCCAGCTAAAGCAGTTACGATGGTTTGAAAATCTTTGTAAGAAGGCTGATGATGATTGGAACCAGTACCACAAGTTAGGTCTAATCTCTCAGCATCAGCGTTATGCAGCTACCTATTTGGGTTACAAGGCTGAATGGTTAGCTGACTACAACACTAACGAAGGAATGATGGATTGCCCTGCTTGCTTCTCACAGATTGATGCTAGGGCAGTTATCTGTATTCATTGCAAGGCAATCATTAACCGTCAGAAGGCTATCGAGTTTGGTTTAATTCCTCCTGACGTAAAACAGTTACCTGTTGCAAAGTAGGACACAATGGCAGTACTAGCTACAGAAGTAATGGATCGTTCTAGAGCAGTTTTGAACGATGTTGCAAAAGACCTCTATACGGATGAGGTTCTTTTACCATATCTTAAAATTGCTAACGATGACCTTTCTGATGAGCTAGTAGACAATGGTGCTACTGTTCCTAAGGAAGTATCAGTTGACCTAGTTCTTCCTGTTGGAACAAAGACGCCAGTATTACCAGCAGATTTTATCGTTCCTATTGAAGTATATGAAAAGAATTCAAACGAAACAGATGATTATTATCGCTTTGTTGCTCAACGTGATTTTCTTCCTAATGGCATTCCTGCTAGAGAAATAGGTGCATGGTCTTGGAGAGAGCAACAGATTAATACTCCAGGTTCCACACAGAACAAACTACTGAGAGTTAGATACTACAGGTTAATTGCTTCTATTGCAGGAGCTAACTCACCTGTAGAATTAACTCATGCGTTGAATTATCTAGCCTACCATACTGCCGCTTTAGCTGCCGAGCACATTGGTCAAAACCGTGTTAAGGCCATTGATTTAGAAGCACAGGCAATGATCAAATTAGCCAAGCTCCTAAAGAAGGAAGTGAAACAGAACCAGGCTAGAGTATTCCGACGCAGACCGTTTAAGCTAAACCGTTACACAACTTACACGAGGTAATCATGGCTGAAGCTAAAGGAACTTTCACTACTAAGAAGGTTTGGGATGACGGTAAGAAAGTTCATGCCGTCGGATTGTTAACAGTTACCGCTGGTCCAGATACTTACACTACTGGTGGTATTGCTTTCAATCCTTTAGCTAATACAGTAGATGGTGCTGGTTTAGGTATGCCGCTTCCAGGCGTTCCTTCTCAGCCATTCTGGGCTAATATTGTAGGTAATGCCTACTTCGCTCAGTATCTTCCTGCTACTGGTAAGTTAAAGGTTTCAGTAATTGTTGGCGGTGCAGAAGTAGCAGCAGGTGCAGTTCCTGCGGGATTAAGTAGCGATACCTATCAACGCTTACTTTATCTTCGACAAGTTAGTATAAAGTGGCTCTAAAGGGATGGGTTGGAGTAGAAATATTCCCACCCATCTCTCTCAAAGTGTAGGAGGTAAATGTGATAAAGTCTGTGGAGATTGCGTGGCTTGCTGGTATTATTGAGGGTGAAGGGTCTTTTGATTTTCAAGAAGGTGGAAGTCCAAAAATTAAAGTAAAGATGACAGATGAAGATGTTATCAAACATATTTCATCTATATGGAAAAGACCTTATTATAAAGAAGATAATAGTCATCTTATAAATCATAAGGATGGCTATCATGTAAGTATTCTTGGACAGGCAGCAATAGAGTGGATGTTTACAATATATACATTAATGAAGAGTAGGCGCAAAGCTAAAATTTTAGAAATAATTAATAAATGGAAAGTGACTGATACAGTAAGAAGTAGATTTAAGTTTTTTTGTGGTCATGAGAAATCTAAAGAGAATACATATAAATATGGTAGATATACTAAATGTCGAACTTGTAGTAAATTGCAGATGATTGACTACAAAAGAAGGCAAAGGCTAAATGGCTAAGACCAGCTCTCTTAGAGATCATGCTCAATTAGCTGTAAATCCGTTTAAAGGATTATATGCTAATGGCATTGATGACGCCTGCCCTCCGGGATTCTTCATTGATAGTCTTAATACTCAATTTGAACAAGTTGAGGTTAGGACTAGAGATGGCTTTACTAAAGTTTTCACTAAGGATAATATTAGAAGGTTCTTTGTCTATAAGCGATTAAACGAAACTTCTCGCTACTTAATTCTAGACCTTGATGGTAATTTGTGGGACTCTCTTTACGATGTCCCGCTTATTACCAATGTAGCGTTTAAGGACTTCAGTGCTCTTAACTATCTTAATCGCGCTTACATTACTTTTCATGATCGTGTTAGCGGTATCCCTGGGTATAATATACAGGTATATGAAGGAGCGGGACCGGGAACCTTAAGACCAGCAGGAGGAGCACCACCTTCTGGATTTACTCTTGCACTATCTATGTCTACTAATTCTGGTGATTTAGGATTAGGGACATATATTGTTGCAGTCTGTTTTGAAACCTCATCAGGATTTATTACTGCACCTGGTCCGGAAATCTTTTCTACTATTGATAGTCCTGGTGGATTTAAACTTAATGTAGATGCTATTCCTGTTGGTCCAGTAGGAACTATCGCTAGGCGGATAATCATTACTAAATCTATTCCTCCAGGTTTATACACAGGAAACCAATTTGGCTACGAATTCTTCTTTTGTCCGGGAGGTAGGCTTGGTGATAATACTACTACCTTCCTTCATGATATTAATTTCTTTGATGACGATCTTGTTGATAGTGCTGATTATCTATTCGATTCTAGAAACGTACTTCCTTGCGGATTAGGATTAACTGTATATAACAATCGTATGTGTCTGTGGGGAGTTCCAGAGTTTGAACATTATGTGTTCTTCTCTAAGCCAATCTTTGTGGAGATTTTTGATCAGACTGGTGGTCAACTCTATCTTGACCCATCTGACGCAATCAGTTCAATTAAAAACGTAGTTGACCATGAAACCTCTCTATTTATTCAGACTCAAGACAGAACCTATGTTACTGTAGATAATGGTAACGATCCTGATACCTGGCGTTGTGATCCTTTAGATAAAGCAGTAGGAGCAGAAGTTTTTTCTGTTTCCAAGATTCTTGACTCTAGAGGAACATCAGTTAAGAGATTCTTTCAAGGTGACAAATCTGGAATCTATGTGTATGAAGGAGGCGGATTCCAAGACCCACCTTTTACTTCTAACATTGTAGATTTGTGGGATAGGATTAACAAGAAGCAATTCAATAAGGTTCAATTAGTAGATGATCCAGAAAATAAAATCATTTATGCTGCGGTTCCTTTGGATAACTCTGTTGAGTGCAGTCATATATTATCTGGCGACTACAATAATGCGTTTAACAGATACGGGCAATTAGTAGGTGGATTAGTTCGTTGGAGTCTGTGGGCATTTCCTTGGCAGGTTTCTACTATTGTTATTGATACTAACAGTAATGTAGAAACTGTGTTGAAGCAGGCTGGTTTTGAAGGACATATCTATCAAGCTGACCCGACTACTGTATTAGACGACAATACTAGGATTACTTCCTATATTGAAAGTTTCTTAATGTCCACTAAAGGACACCAGGTTAATCATTTCTCTTTCATTGAAGGAAGAATGGAAGGGGAAGGTTTCTTAAACATCTATCTCTATAGTATCAATAAGAAGAAGAGTTCTATTCCGCCTAAGTGGACATTAAGTCCATTACCAAACTTATATTACCAGAAGCCCATTAACTTCACTGACCCTAAGATGTCTATCAAGTTAATGTCTAATCTGAATGCTGGAGATTGGTTCAAGATTTTTGACCTCTCTGTAGATGTTAAACCTCTCTGGGCAGAAACTCCGCGCTTAGGTTAGTATGAGCAACGAGAACGCTGTAAAGAACTTAATACGCATTGACGATAAACAGAATCCAACTCTGTTTAGAGCATTGCAGTTATTAGTAGATGATCTTTACAAAGTTCATGAGGAAATCTTTCCGTCTAAACCTTTACAAGATGATTCTCAAACTCCTGGTGGAGTAAGACTCTTAGGAGCACCTGCTAACTTTACCGGGACAGCTTATCCCGATAACTTAAGATTAGATTGGGATATCTTAGATGGTGCTTTCCGGTATGCTATTAGGATGGGAGAAGTTTGGGAAACTGCTAGACCAGTTATTGTTACCGCTTCTGACGTAGCTAATGTTGATCCGGTTTTCCTAGACCTTGTATATGGAACCTACAACTTCTTATTAAGAGCAGCTAACATTGCTGGTGCTTATGGTGATACTGCTCAGGCTGTCTTAGTAGTTCCACAGATTGGTGCTCCTTCTTTAGAATTAGAAGGTGTTGTTTCCACAGTATTACTAAGATGGACTGTTCCTGCCTCAATCTGGAGAATTGATTACTATATCATCTATAAAAATGGCATTGAGATTGGTACGATTAGCGGAACATTTAAACTAATTCAGGAACAGATTGGCGGGACGTATTCCTACTCAGTAAGGGCAGTAGATATTGTTGGTAATATTGGAGCTGAATCAGCAGTCCAAACTATCACTCTACATGACCCCTCTGAGTTTGCCTTCATTGGTAGCATTCCTGCTCAGTATAATGGAACATATGTAAGAACTCAGTTTACTATTATTGATGGTATTCCAGGTATTCTTGGTCCAGCATTAGTTCAGACTTGGGAAGAACATTTCCAGTTTTTTGGTTTTGTTTCTCCGCAGGACCAAGTAGACCAAGGCTATCCTCTCTATTTCCAACCATCCTATTTAGGTGATGGAACCTATGAAGAAGTATTTGATTTTGGTTCTGTCCAAAAGAATATTAAGATAGTTGTTGATTACTCTAAGTTTCAGATTTACGGCTCTACTAATATCTTCACTACTATTTCCTATTCTGACGATAACATTACTTACTCTACTCCGGTTATTGCTGAAAGTGTCTTAGCAACCAGCTTCCGTTACGTTAAAGTTCTGTTAACATTTACCAATATTGATGATAAGTCTGTTGTATTTGTTTCTAACTTGCATGTTGTTCTTAGTGTTACTTTAACATTAGATTCTGGCTCTGCTGAAGCTTTAGCGGCTGATGTAGGTGGAACATTAGTTACTTATAATAAGATTTTCATTGGTATTAATTCTGTTACATCAACACCAGCAGTTTCATTGCAACCTCTTTATGCAGTTTGTGATGAGGTTACTAAAGATAACTTTAGAGTTCTAGTGTTTGACTCTTCTGGTAATAGACATAGTGCAGTTGTTAGCTGGAAAGCTAGAGGAATTATCTAGTGTTTATTCGCTATAATACTGGAATACAATTTTGGGAATATGATACCTCTCCCGGTCAAACAGGAGCAGGACCGTGGATAGTATTACCAATTAGTGGTGCTTACATAATTGGTGGAACGATTCCTTTACCGCCTAATGTTGCCTACATTGATAGGATTAATAATTTTGTAGGTGGTCAAGTAATTGATGGTTCTCTTAGACTTGGTGTAACTGTTAATGCTGCTCTTCTTTGGAGTAATCCAGCATTAGGCGCTGACCTTAAAAGATGGCATCAATTTACAACTGGCGCTGGTGGTATTCAGTTCTATCCCGTTAATGATGCTGAAACTGTTCCATTAAATCAGGGTATTATTTTTAGTAGATCCGGTAGAATAGATGCTGTTGGAGATATTGTTGCAGGAGGAGGAGCTTTAGGATCTTATTTAAGAGCAAATGGCAATAATAGTCAGATACAGATGTTTGATCCTAACAGTCCTGTCAATCAAAAGACATGGAGATTTGTAAGTTATAATAATGGTAATTTGTATCTTGAATCAACAACTGATGCATTAGCAACTATTAGTCAACACATCTTTCAAAGTGATGGAATTGCTGTCTTTCAAGGTCCATATGTTCAAGCTAAGGCTTTATATATTCCTGGACCTGAATCATCTAATCCTCTTTTACTAGATGATTATGAAGAAGGTAATTGGACTCCATCATTTCAAGGTGATGGTGCAGAAGCAACAGGACAAGCTTACGATATTCAACAAGGAATATATACAAAGATTGGTAGACAGGTTACTGTTACTTGTGATGTGTCTATCACTAACGTAGGAACTGGCGGAGCTGGAAATCTTATACTTAAAGGTTTTCCATACATGAATGTTGGAGTGTATACTGGTGGCACTATTGGCTACTATATTAACTTCACCATACCAGTTTATAATGTTCTTGTATATATGGGTGCTTCAAATGCTATCTCATACTTTAACTATGTGAATGTTGCTAGTCCGGGTATTAATGGTGTTTTTACTTACGCTCACATTCAACCCGGCACCAGAGTAATGGTGACTTTTACCTACCAAATCCCATGATTACTAAAGAAATCGTTGTTGGCTCAATCGAAATCCTCGAAGATTCAGTAATGCAAGTTCGAGAGGATATAGTAGTTATTGAGGATGGTAAAGAACTATCTAGAACATACAATAGGTATGTAGTAGTTCCAGGTGAAGATGTTTCACAAAGGCCAACAAAAGTTCAAGACATTGCTAATTTTCTTTGGACTTCTGATGTTATAGAAGCCTGGAAAATTAAAGAAGAATCATTAAGATTGCCAGCAGTAGGTGGACTCTAATGGCTGACTGGAATAAACCAACTACTACATCCGGCTACTTAGATTTTGTAGCCGAGATGAATGCGAAGTTTGTTGATGCTGCTTTAATGCAGTTTACTGCCTCTGTGAATCAACCAGATGGCACATTTAGATATAATAGATCAACTAATATTTTCCAAGAGTTTGGTAGTGGTACTTGGAATGATAAAGCTATTGGAGTAGGAGGCGGAGGAACAGGCGCTACTAATCCTGCACAAGCTAGAACTAATCTTGGCATTGGAACAATGGGAACACAGAACTCCAATGCTGTTAATATTACTGGTGGTTCTATTACTGGTGTAGCTTATAATGCTAATGATATTACTTCTGGAGTTTTAGCATTAGCTAGAGGTGGAACTGGTTCAGCTTTAGCAGGAACACAGTTTGGTGATGTGTTACTTTGGAATGGTGGTCAAATAGTCCTAGCTCCAGGTGTAAATATTAGATCATTCGACGGTTCTTATATTACTCAAGGAACTATTCCATTAGCTAGATTAGGTCCAGTTGCTACTGGTCCCGGTCCTAATGGTTTTCAAGGACAAAATATTTATTACGCTGATAGCGGTCCAGAAACTCCTATTGGATTTGTATCTAATTATCCTGGAATGAGTTTCCTCTCTAATACTGCTATAGCTGGCAAACACAGAATGAGGCTATTTCATTTCCAAGATACTATGCGGTGGCAGAGATTAGATGATGGCTATACTGTTTCTGCTGATTTATTAACAATGAGTTGGGATGGTGTTGTTACTTGTTATGGTGGTGGTATTACTAATCTCAATGCTTCTAATATTACTGATGGACAAGTAGCTGCTGCTAGGTTAGGTGCAGGTGTAGCTAATTCTTCTACATTCCTTAGAGGCGATTTAACTTGGCAGGTTGTTACTTCTGGAACTCCGGGAGAAACTATTCCTTCTGGAATGATTGCATTATTTTCTACTAACTGTCCTGCTGGTTGGACTAGAGTAGCAGCTTTAGATGGCCGCTTTCCAATGGGTTCTACCGGCTATGGAGCAGCAGGTGGAGCTACTCAACATAGCCATTCATTTGGATTAAATACATCTGATGCTGGTGGACATGACCACGGATTTAGTGGTAGTGGTTCAGGTAGTGCTGGTGGAGATTTCGGTGGAAGTACTGGTGGAGCATCTGTTGGAGTTCAAACTGCTGACGCTGGTGGAAGTTTCCAAACAGTAGGAGCACATACTCACGGATTTAATGTTAGAGTTGATTTAACCACTAATGTAAATATTTCCGGTAGAACTGATGGCGTAGGTAATCATAACCATCAGGTTAATGGTAATACTTCTGCGGCAGACTCTTATCCACCTTACGTAACGGTTGTTTACTGTCAGAAAAACTAGGAGTGAGTAATGACCCGTATTCTGAGATTTACTGATGATGATTTAAGCAAGAAGCGTTTTGAGTATATCTTTCATGGCTTATTTATTTTAGGTAATCAGAATACTCAAAAAGGATTATCTGTTCTCCGCCTAGAGATTGAGCTACTAGATAAGATTGAGTTCATCTCTAAGCCTTGTGATTGTGGTAAGACTGTTGGTGGAAGTAAGGAACTGGATAGGGAGTTAGACTTTACTACAGATGTAGCTAAAGAGATTAGACTTAATGATAATGAGTTTGATTTACTATACGATTACATTAGTAAAGTTCCTTGGTCTATTGGTTCTTCTTCCCGCGAAGCGTTAAAAACTTTGGAATGGATTAAGAACGCAAATGACCATCCGGTCAGCTAGTCCAGAAGATATTCCGGAAATGCAAAGGATTAACAAGGGACACTCCTTTCCGTTTCCTGAACTGAAACACATCCTTTACATGTTTGTAGTAGAGGATAATGGTAAGATGGTGGCTTGGGGATATACTAAGAAATATGTAGAAGTAGTCTTTGTTCCAGATAGGACTACTCCCCGAGCTACTAAAGTAAAGTCTTTAAAGTTATTGTCAGAAAAGTCAACGGAAACTGCTAAGGCTATGGGAATCGACCAACTTCATTCTTATGTAAAGGATGAAGGATTCGCAAAGCTATTAGTAGAAAGATTCAATTACGGTGTTTGTACTGGTACACCGTTATTCTTAAACCTGGATGACAATGGCTAAAGACGATAAGTCCAAACTGTTCAAGACTTCCTATGAAAAGGTAGGTCAGGCCGAAAAAGATTACGGTCAGACTATTGCCAAACACAACGAGCGTGAACAGACTGTATTTGATAGAGGCACACAGGATTATTCTGGTGCTTATAAAGGATACTCTGATTTCGCTGGTGGTGGTGGATTAACACAAGAAGATAAAGATAGAATGCAAAAAGCAGTAGACCAATATGGTGCTGCTGCTGGTGGTGGCGGTGGAGGTGGAGGTGTTTCTAATCCATTAGCCGGAAGAAGTTCTAACTATAGTGGCATATCATCCGCTTATGGTTCTGCTTATCGTCCTGATTACGGTGAATCAGATACCGGAATGAGGAAGTTAGCAGGAGCAGAAGGTGGTTTTGATAAGGGTAAGTTAGATCAGATTTATGGTAATGTCGATACCTTAACTGGTATTGGTAAGACTGGTGGCATTACCGATGAAGATAAGGCTAATATTAATAGAGAGTCTATTCTTGATAGAGAAAAGACTGGTGGCTTTACTGACCAGGATAAGGCTCTCATTAGAGCTAAATCTGCTGCTAGTTCTCCTGCTTACTTTGGAGCATTGAAAGATAATCTTGATAGACAACGCACAGCAATGGGTGGTAATTTAGCTGGTGCTGGTGCTGTTGACTTTAAGATGGCAAGACAAGGTGCTCAACAGCAAGGTGCAGATAGAATTGCTGCCGAACAGGAATTACAAAATCAGGTTAGAGCTGGTAAGCAGCAAGCTGGAGATTTCTTATCTAATCAGAATATGCAGTTAGCTGGATTAAGAACATCTAATCAGTTAGCTGGTGCTGGTGCTGCTGCTACTCAAGGAACAGGTGTTCAGCAAGCTATTACTGGTAATCAGTTACAAGGATTACAGGGACTTGCTGGTTCACAGACTAATCTCGGTCAGTGGGGATTACAGCAAGCTGGTGGTTTAGACCAATTTGGTTTACAGAAAGCTGGTGGTATGGACCAGTGGGATGTAAATCAAGCACAGATGCAACAATCAGCAGATGCTTCTAATGCTGCTAGAGGCGCTGCTGGTGCTCAAGCTGCTGCTGGTGCTAATCTTGATTATCAGAAGTGGCTTACCGAATATGGTAATCAACAGAAACAGTATGGTATTGGTGGCTTAGAGAATCTATATGGAACTAACCTGACTGCTGCACAGAATTACAATACGTTAAGTCAGCAGGCATTGAATAATAAGTATGATACACAAGGTGCTATGTTAGGTATGGCTACTGCCAATCGTGGAACTACCATGATGGAGAATCTGCAAACTATTGGTAATGTTGCAGGTGCCGTTGGTGGTGCTATGACTGGTATGGGTGGATTAGCTGGATTAGGTGGAGGTGCAACTAAAGGTGTAACAACTGGACCTAGTGGTCAGGGATGGAATGCTGACCAATTATATAGAATATCTAATCCGGGACAGCCACTTCCTGGCGGTAGAGGATAAGGGAGATTACAATGCCTAACCCATTTCAGACAAAGTTTCTTCCTTTCAATCCTGTAATTGGCAGGAGAAGTCCTAATCCATATAACTTATTTGGAGGAGGATTAGACCCTTCACAGGGAATGGGAACTAATCCACAAGGAGCCTTTCCTCAACAGGTAGGTAATCCTAATGCTATTCCGCCTAAGCCACCAGAGCGGAACTTTGTAGATGAATATAATAAAGCTATTGGTAACAGACCTAACAGGTTAGCTTATCAACAAGCTGTTCAGGAAGGTTCACCTGTTATTGAAAGAGGTAAGTGGGCTAAGTTAGGTGCAGCTATTGCAGCAGGTGGTTCAGCTTTAGGTGGTACTCCTGCGGCTCAAGCTGCTCAATTTGGTTTATCATCTTACTATGCTCCACAAATGAGGTCTGATGAAAGATACAATGAGAAGGTTAAGGGATTAGGCAACCTTGCTCAGTTTGAGGACCAGGATATTCAGGATAAGATTAAGTCTCTTGAGTTTGAAAGAGGAGAACATTGGAAGGGTGCAGAGAATGATAGGCAGAATGCTGAGTTAATATTAAGACAAAATGAAGCAGTAGAAAGAGCTGGTCTTACTAAGCTTCAGATGGAAGGTCTTGCGTATGATCTTCAACATAAGGGTGAGTATACTGTTGAAGATAAGAATACTGGTATGTCTACTACTTATGATGCTAAGGGTAATGTTCTTAGAAGCTTTAAACTTGGCAGAACTCCAGCAGAACATGCTGCTGACCTTGAAGCTGAAGAGGCAGCAAAGGTTAAAGCACAGTTACCAAACAGACAGAGTAATGAAAGGATTGCTCAGCTTGGAGTTGATAAGTCTAACTATGCTGCTAATAAGAAGTATGAGGGAGTAGTAGAGGCTGCTAAAGCTAAGAGAGATGCTATTGGTAAATCATTAACTCCTGGTCAGCAGGCTCAAAAAGTCTGGAATGATTTAAGTCAGAAGTTTAATAGTGATCCTGAGTTAATGGGTCTTAATATGTTAGACTTTGTTGATATTACTGCTGGACCTAATGGTAGTCAGATGATTGCACCTAAACCACCTTATCAAATTGCTGGTCTTGAGCTTGGTGATAGTGAGACTGATAAGAGAGTTAAGGCAAAAATCTCATCTATCATTGCTGCTTCTCTAGCAAGTGGTGGTAGAGGAGTTGCACAACCTAATACTCCTGGTGCTGCTGGTGCTGGTAAGCCTGATGAGGGTGGTCTTAGGGATTTTATTAAGAGGTAGGGTGAATAAACAATGGCCCAATCCACGCTCACTAATAAAGCTACTAAAGGTATTCCTGCTCCTAAGAGAAAGAGTACTATTGCTACTGCTTGGAGAAGTAAGTATCCAGGACAGTATGACGATTTAAGTGATGATGATATTGAAAGCGCAGTAACAGCCAAATATCCTGGTCAGTATGACGATCTTATTGAACAGGATAAAGCTGACTTTGCTAAGCCTCCTCCTAGTGTTGCTAGTAGGGGATTAGAAATGGCTACTGGCTTTGCTAATCAGCTTAAGGATAACCCTCTAACTAATCCTATCAAGGCAGCTAAGACTATTGCTTTGCCATTCCACTCTATTAGAGATATGGCAGGAGATATTAAGGGTCAATCAACAGAGTTAGCTGAAAGTGCAATTAAGTCTGGTCATCCTACTGCATATACAGCTAAAAGACTAGCTGAAACTGCTGGTGTGCCTATCTCTAATATTCAAGAAGATTGGGATAGGAAGTCATTAGGTGCATTAGGATTAGATGTAGGATTAGGTGCCCTATCTCTTTATGGCATGAAATCATTCTTATCTAAACCAAAGGCAAAAGTTCCTCCAAAACCTACTATTGTTCCAAATGTAGATGTTCCTAAGTATCCTGGTCCATTTGAACATGGACAATCATTACCTCAATTAACAGAGTATGCAGGTGTTGATCCTTATACTCCTACTGGTGAATTAGAGATTAAACGTAGGAATGAAATCAAGCGTAATGCTCAGCCTAAATTACTAGGACCTGGTAGACCTGTAGGTGTATCTCCATCTACTGAGAGATTTATTTCTCATCCTAGTGGTGCTGTTGCTGACGCTTTCGATATCAATACTCCTGAATGGTTAAGGTCATTAGATCAATACTCTGAAGTTCCGCCTAAGCCTCCTATTGTTACTCCTGAAGTTGTTGAACCAAGACAGGGACCATTTGGTGCAGGTAGAAGAACAGCTCCGCCTGAGCCTATTAGAGTTAAACAGTCTCCATTTGAACCTATTGATCCTGCTAAGGAAACATTACCTCCTATTGATTCTTTGCCTAAAGATTTCGATGGCGGATTCATGGGAGCAGACTTTGGTATTACTGCTGCCGCTGATAAGATTAGAAAAGCTTTAAAAGGTAATGAGGAAATAGGAGCTGCTGCCGCTGGTAGGGGTGGAGAAATTAGACGACCTGGTTTTACTGAACCAGTTAAAACTCCAGGTGCTGTTGAATTACCTAATAAGGTTACAGAACCTTGGGACTTTGATAAGCCTGGAGTAAGACAGCCGCCTGAACCTTATAGCCAGCCTAGGTCACAAGGTATTACTAGCGACAAAGGTAATCCTTACTCCTTACAAGCAGAAGGAGATAGGACTGTTCCTGTTCATCTTTCTGCTGATGGTAAAGTTAGGATGGCAAAGTCAGGAAACTTCCTTAAAGTTAAGGGAGAGAATCCTGTTTATATTTCTCAGGACTTAGCTGAACTTATTAAGCGTAAGAAAGTTAGTCGCCAGCTTACTCAAGGTGATTACTTAGCTGACCAAACATTAGCTTCTGTTCCTGATAGATTAAGACCAGAAGTTCCTAATGTTAGCAGGTTAAGAACATTAGCAGAAGGTGCTGGTAAGTCTACTGATTTACCACCTGTTGAACCTATTGAAGGGTTATCTGGTCCTAGAGAAAATTGGGGCGGTCCAGCTAAGACTGTAGAGTTAGGTGAAGGATTGAAAGGTAAAGTAAGGAATCCTAAGCTTGATTACAGTGAGCCTACTTTACCTAGTGCTCCTATTAAAGGTCCTATTGCTGAGCGATTTGAGCCAGTTAGAGGAACAAGGTTTGGTAGTCCTACTATTGAACCACCTCCAGTAGTAGAGCCTCCTGCTCCTACTAAACCGCCTCCTAATGTTTCAGGAGTAAAAGATGTTATTGGTCGTGGTCAGAAATCCTATAAGCAAATCTTAAAGGATATTGAGGAAAGTAAGAAGAAGGTTGCTGCTGAGGAAATTGATCCAGTAGGTAAGACTATTAAGCCTGGTACTAAACATGTTCTTAATACTCCTACTGCTGCTGAAGTTGCTTCTCTTAAAGCTGAAGGTTGGGAAGTTAAGAGTACTAATGCTGCCGGTGATGTTACCTTAGAGTATAAGGGAGTTGAGCCGACTGAAGTTCATGGTAAGTTAGGTTGGAGAAATAATAGAAAGTTTATGGATCAGAATCCTAAACTTAAATCTATTATGGAAAAGTTAATTGGTACTAGGAATGCTGGTGACTTAATTGCTAAAGGTATTAGAGATAACTTTAAACATTTAAGTAGCAGAACTAAGGAACAGATTGTCCAGTTCCAGGATGAAATGGCTAGAGGTCTGCATCCTGATGTTAGTAAGTTTTATGATGATATGTTTGATGAGCTAAGGAAGAATGGTATTGAGTTAGATAGGAAGGAAAACTATTTAACTCAGATGTGGGATAATACACCTGCTGAAATTGCTAAGGCATATGGTGGACAGAGGCAGATTAATGCTAATGCTTCATTCCAATTCCGTTCTGTATATCAGAACTATGCAGAAGGTATTAAGGCTGGACTTAAGCCTAAGATGAGTCCAATCGAATTAATGCAATGGTATGGAAAGCGGGCCAATAAGTTAATAGCAGATGTTAGAGCATTAAGAGAGCTTAAGAAGGAAGGTTATGTTTCTCAGGCTAGTAGTGCTGGACCTGGAATGGTTCCTGTTGGTGGAGAATCAGGTTCCTTTAAAGGTTGGTACGCTCATCCAGAAGTAAAGGGAGCTTTAGAAACCTACTTGGATAAGACTCCAGACCGATTCCTAACACCATTAAAGAAGGTAGTTGGTAAGGCTAAAGGTCTAGCTTTATCATCTGGATTAATTCCTAACAAGCCTTTACTTACTGCTCATGGAATGAGTATGGGTAGTCCATTTCAAGGTAGAGCTTGGCAAGAGGGTGGCTTTTCTAGGATGAAGCAAGCTATTAAGTATGGCTGGAATCCAGAGTCAGCAGCTCAATTACTTACGGATGAAAATCCTCAGATTATTGAAGCTACTAAGAAACATAAGTATAATCCTAACGTAGAAAATCCAGAAGGAACCGGTCCTAAGTTCTTTGAGAGTGAAGAAGGTAGATTTGGTAAGGTTAAGAAGGGTATTAACAAAGTCACTGAACTTCAACATAAGTTCTGGGAAGGACCTATGTTTGAGAAAATGTTACCAGCTTTAAAGTGGGAAGCTTGGAAGGATAACTTTGCTAAGTTTAAGAAAGCTGGAATGAGTGAGGCTGAAGCAGGAGCTAAAGCAACAGAGATTACAGATCATTTCTATGGTGGTCCTAATATTGATTTACTATTTAACAATAAAACTTTCCAGTCTATTTCTAGCCTTGCTTTATTAGCACCTGACTGGTTAAGAACTACTGTTAAGTTAGGGGTAAATATTCCTAAGTCTCTTGCTAATGAGCTTAGAGGAAAAGGTACTCCGCAAAGTAGAGTTTATATGAAAGCTGGTGGTAGGATTCTTGGTATATATACTGCTGCTAATTTAATGCAGAAAGCTATGACTGGTAAATACATGGTAGAGAATGAACCTTCCGAGATGTTCAATCTTTACTTTGACCCAGATCATACTAAAGGTGTCAAGCTATTTGGTACTGCTGCTGATATGTTTAAGTATCCAGTACAGATGGCTAAAGCTGCTGGTTCTGAAGGAGAGAAGTTTAGTAAGGGTGCAGGAGAAATGTTCTCTGAGTTTGCTGGTAATAGACTTTCTCCATTAGGTAGGGTTGGAACAGAAATACTTACTGGAGAGGATTATAAAGGAGAGAAGAATCTCTTTGATACTACCACTAGGTATGGTAACTATATTCCGGCTAGGACTAGAGCAGCTAATACATTAGCCCAGACTATTAATCTAGGTCCGCCTCAGATTGCTGGTCCTTATAATGTAGCAACAGGTAGGTCATCTATTCCTGAGGCTGTTATTAAGGTGAGCGAGATGCCATTTATTTATAGAAAGAAAAAGAACCCGTTCGAGTTCATTCCTAAACCTTAGAACTCGTTAATAAACTCTACGTTCTCAGCGCGTAAACCCTTAGGGCCGGTAGTTGGATTAAATTGGACTACTGGCCCTTTGTGTGTTACAGGAGGAGATAATGCTTTCAGCTCTTCCCAATCTCCTTTATAGTATTGAGCATGAAAGAAGTATTCATTGCCATCCTCATCCAGAATAAAGCCATAGAGAGAAGGCTTAATACACTTAACTCTTCCCAACATTTTCATTCTCCTTTACAAACTTCATTAGGCGGTAAGTAACAGCAGTAGCTACAGGATTTTCATAGGAGATGTATATATGTTCTAACTCTTTTACTAAGGCTCTTGCCTCTTCTAGTGTAAGAGTGATTGTATCCATTACTTTTTCCCCTTTGTGTTTTTCTCCCACCACTCAATACATACCTTAGTAAGCTTGTATTTAATTTCCTTGCCACCTGTAAGCTGAACCACAAATCCTGTCTGATTTAGAGTCTCTACTACCTGGTCCAATTCAGCAGAATCAAAGTCTCCAAATCCTTTTTGCAATACTTGCTTCCTGGTTAATTCATAACTCTCTGCACCTAACATTACCATTAAGAAAGACTTGATTAGTGTAGATATATTACTCTTACCCTGCATTCCTGCTACCTTCCTAGCCGTATTACTAAGAGCAGAACATGCAGTAATTGCCTCTTCTACATCCGTATCCTCAATTATCATATCTAGTTTGCGGGATAGGGATATGCAAGCTGCAATCTTAATTACATGGTCATTCATTCTATCATGAGTACCAGTCTTATCTTCTACTTCTGCCTCTCTGTAGGGATAGAACCACTGATTGTAAAGCTTCTTAGCTGAACTACTCCAAGTCATTGACCCTTCAAGCTTAGATAACTGCTTAAGATACTCTGCTAGTTTATTATAATCTACTTCATTAACTTCCTCACCATCCTCATATATCATTGAGTTAGCACGGTATCTTTTGTCTGCATTAATCAGTAGAGTTCTCCCAATAAACCCTCCTCCTAAGTGGGATTTATCTACTGTTAAGTCAAACATATCTTGATTAGCTCCGCTTAGGAGTGTAAGACACGGAAAGCGAAGCTTCTCAACAGGCGAGTTCTTAAGTGTATTAACCCACTCTGGATTGTAATGAGCATCATATAAATCAGTAAGGATGGTAAGGGCATGTGTTGCTTCATATAAGGAAGAGGCAAACTCTCCACTACATAAATAGCCTCGTGCATCCTTAAATGGTATAGAGCCATTCTCTTTAGCTTTAACAATAGCCAGTTCTTTAATGATGCCTTCAATGGACCCTCTCCCAGATATAACTCTAGTGTTGTCTACCATCTGTACTAGCTTCCTACTAACAGATGGGCCAAAGCCTTTTCCTAATCCGCTTCTGCCTATCAGTAATACATACAAGTTTGGCTTGAGTTTATAAGCTCCTTTGTTGATGTTAATATTTGGGGACACTATTGCAGATATAGTGGTTAAGCCGCTCCAATAAATCCACTGTTTAGGTGTCTCAACAAAGTCAGTCTCTTTTATGAGTAAGTCTAACCAGCTCATGTTTATCTACTTTAGAAACGGAGCTTCGATAGGTCTTTGTAGTTATCACCATACTCAAAGTCACATGGAATAACCAATGAACCTCTCTTAATTGAGCAGGTAGAGAAGTCAATAGGTTGTTCCATAATAGGCTTAAGTTCCTTACAGATATCTACATACTCACCGATGGGCATGAGATAGGTAAGAGAATCGTGAGCCTCATTAGCTAACCGAATCGGATACTTCTTCTCTTTAATCTCTAACGCTGACTGAGTAAGTCTATCCTTTACTGTTGATTGTGGAATGAAAGCATCAGCTTCCTTATACAGTCTAGGACCCGGTCTTTCAAAGAACCTACGAAGCCTACCAAAAGGATTAATAAGAGCACGGTCCATATCAATCCGTTCTCTAATCTCTTTATGAAAGACTTGAGATATGTTAGGTGAAGCTGCATGGAATCTCTCAAGGATTTGCTTGGCACTAAAAGCACTCATAGTAAAGCTAATGTGGAATCTCCTACAGTCAGAGATAACATTCTTTAGGAACTCTTTCCATTGCATTTCATAGTTTCCGGCATGACGAACCTTCTTACCTATGAAACGCTCAGGACTATCCTTGCCTAATACATCAGCTACAGGATCAAAATCATAGGATAGATTAAGCTGACCAGTGAATAGTGCTAGGGATGCTGTCCGCCTATGAATATCAATCTTATCATATGCTTTAAGTAGAATATCATCATCACTTAAGAGTGCGACGATCCTTCCTTCTGCCTGACTAAGATCAATGTTAACGATGACAAATCCTGGATCAGTGATAAGAACGCCTCTAATGTCTTGTCCGATATCTCCGTGCTTTCGTGAGTGTCTTAAATGCATATCCAATCTTACAGGGTCTAGTTGGTGGGTCCAATACACCGTCTGAAGATCGGCCTGTTTCCGTTCCAACAATTCTAACTTGGGTTCGCATTCTGCCATCAAAGTCTGGCATTGCGTAGAGATATGTTGATAGAGTTTTATTAACTCTGCGTAGTGTGAGGATGTTCGATAGTACGTTTCTTTTGGAGTCATCGGTAATCTTATCCTTTAGAAGTCTAGCGATAACATCTTCGTTAGTCCCGTGGTCCCTATCAATAGGTTTAATCTTCATCTGCTCGTATAGCAGTTCTTTCACTTGCTTAGGAGAGTTGTAATTAACTCCTCGTCCTACTGCTACATCTAATTGAACTTGAACATGGTCAGCCCAGGTTTGATACTTGGCAATAAGATAATCTCTTACTCCATTATCAACGGCAAATCCAACCTTCTCCATGTCAAAGTAAAAATCGTGGAGCTTGGTAATATAATTATAATAAAATGCTTTAAGATCCGTCTTGTAAGTATCGGATAAAACTTCCAGTTCTCGTTCTTGTACTCTATCAACTTCACAATCCACCGCGGAGTCTTTAGCATTATAGAGATACCACCTGTCGATATCATGCTTTCCAAAGATAAACTCCTTACCCTCATCTTTATAGTACGGTTCTCTTGTCCAGATGGATGCGAGAAAAGCCAAGCCAACATATGGAATCTCCGGGTTAATAGTATGAGCTTTGAGAGACGTATCAGTCTTTAGTCCTAAGAACCTAAAGCCTAACATCTCCATCTTAGCTTGGTCAAACTTAAAGTTCTGTCCGCCTACTTTCTTATTCCTAAACAACCAGTCTAGCTTTTGCCAGATGAAGGCAAGGTCGGTGGTTGGGATTGTTGAGAGTTCATATCGTCCAACTCTTGAAAAAAGCGGGATTGAGATAGCTTCGTATTCGTTGTAAGCGAGGCTAATACATCCTGGTATTGTGCATTCAATTGTTTCAATGTCTGCAAATACTCTGTCCGAGCTTTTGAATCCCCTATCAATAAATCTTGATACGTCAACACTATTTCTTGCAATAAGGAGTGACCTTTTAGGTAGGTCGCAGCCCATTGTTTTCGATTCAAGGATCGCTCTTTTGATGTCATTTTGTAACACCCATTTCCATACGTAAGAGAACATTCCTTTTGATTCATCGTGGTCCTCTGATTCATCTGTTGCTCTTACTAGATGACCAGGATGAATTGTTCCTACTATCTTAGCATCACCTACTTGGGATGGTAGAATTGAACCTCTATAAGTTAATAGCTTGGATACTCCTGTTGTGACTTCGAGAGCTTTAGGACCAATAGTAAGAATACAATTAGCATTAATAGAAAGAAGCTCTCTATATAATCTTTGAGTCTCCTCTTCAATATCACAGACTGTTTCAATCTGTTTGATATCGTTGAACGGGGGTCTATACCTGTAAACATAGGTTAGCCAAAACTCTGTTCTCCAGTTAGCATATCCTAGTTCAGTGAATACTCTATCTAATAGATCGCCTGATGAACCGAGAAAAGGTTTCTGAATCCTATCTTCTGTTTGATTAGGGAAGTCTCCTAGTATTACTAACTTAGCATAAGGATTCCCTTGTCCTGCTACCATGTTAGGCATATTATTGTTTTGTTCCTTCACTCATCTTGGATAGGATTTCCATTAGCTTAGCTTCTATTGCAGTCTTATCAACACTAGCAATATTAGGTGCCTCCATCATACTGTCCAAGTAATGGTTTAATCCACATAGAAAGTGTTGAAGGATCGTAACATGGAAATGTCCAAAGGGTGCTTTAATACCAGCAATCAATGGAATAACCAGGTCATGATCCTTAAACGGCTCTCTACATACGTAGCATATTAGCTTCTGTTCTTCTTCATCACTCATCGTTACATACCGTTTCTCTGATTGTTGCTCTCTCTAGTAGCACCCTTCTAATCTTTAACTGTAGTTCATCTCTTTCTTTTCTTAGTTCCTCATGCGACTCACAGAACTTCTTTATCCAGTTAGAGTCTCCGTTACCTAACTTTATATCCTCCACCTGTTTTTCTGTTAGAATCATACTTGCCTCTGTCTTTAAAGAGAAGTTTTCTCTGCGTAAATCCTCTCTACTATTTCTTCTTGCTTCTCACTCAGTGAACCTTTTCTTTCTAACTGTTCTCCTACACTAACAAGAAACTCATTCTCCCAGCTAGTTAGTTTACCCTCCTCTAATGCTACCTCAATCCATCTCTTTACTACCTCTTTTGTATTTTTCATTAAGCACCAAGACCCCAAATGTAACCATTGGGTGAGATAACGTAAACTTCTTTGTCGTTCTGGATAGCGTAACGAATTGTTTTCCAGGCGGGACTATCTTCGTACTCATTGAATATTTGCGGAATACCAATAACGATTCCGCTTTCATCAATCATTCTCTTATTACGTTCCCTCAGCGGAAGAGAGTGATTAACTACTGCTGCTCCACTAAACCTACTAATCTCATTCATGTTACCAGAATGAGGAAATACTTCTACATCAAATCCCTGACCTAACAAGGTGAGATAGATATCATAATCCGCATCATCTCCACCTACAATAAAGGAGTTCTTCTCCTTAACAAAGTTAGGAAGCAGTTCCCTAAATCCTTCTAACTGCTTCTTGGTAATGTCAAATCGGCTAGTGATAGTAGCAATCTTTAGCGAGTTATTCATGATTCTAGAAATCTCCTTAGTTTGTTTTTCTTTTGTAGGAAAGTGTATGCTGCGTTACGGTTTCTAATCTTCTCTATCTCTGGGTAAAGCTTCAGCCCTTTTATTAGGACTAACGAAACACCTATCCAAGACTTAGACCTATCTAGTAGTTTGGATAGTTCGCGGGTTGACGTAACTTTACCTAGCCCATCTAACTTTTCTATTAGCAGGGCTAGGTTATTGACCTCTGTTACCCAGTCTCTTTGGGTTCTTAAACCTTTTACTAAAGACTCTAATGAATCCATATTATCTAAGAGTCCTAATCGGGATATCAACAATCCCAAAGACACGGAGCAACCAGAGAACAATAACAAGGATTACTACAACCCTAATAATAACTTTGATTGGCTGAGCCATAGGTACGTAAGTCTCGATTAGATAAAGACCTACGCCTAGAATTACCAGGATTACTAGGAGTTCAATCATTGTCTTTCTCCTTTGGTATTGGGACTAAAGGGAGTCGAACCCTTATGGTATTGCTACCTCTGGATTTTAAGTCCAGTGCGTATGCCAGTTCCGCCATAGTCCCACTTGTTAACTATCTACTAAATCATTCCATTAAGAACAATGGAAGCGTTAGCAGTCATAATGCATTCCCTAAGTTTCCTTAAAGCTGCACTCCTATCTGCTGAAGCAGGACACTCAGCCATAATGCAATGAGCTAAGTCATGAGCTAAACGTCTAAGCTCCTCCATCTTAGCAATCTGTTCAGTAGTAGGGGCATGGTATTGAAACGCTTCATCAATCTGGTCTACTGTATTCATCAGTTCTCCTTTGTTATAGCTGGTGGTTTTTCTTCGCTGTTAATACTACACATACTAACAGCCACGTCAACAACCACCAAAACTCGCGTGTCCTAGGAATTACTTACTCGTTAGTCGGGAGTGAAGCCCAATCGTCAATCTGATTAACGGGCTTGTTGTTGTAAGTTCCCCTAACCCAATGAGCAAGGAACTTCTTTCCAATCATGGTTCCCTTAGAGAGCTTAACTGAAAAGCTCTTATCAGGATTCTGGGGAAAGCCACAAGCGATAAGAAGAGGAGCCATCATTACCGGCATCTTCTCACTGAAGTAGATAAAGGGGTTCTCAAGTCCCTTGTAATCTCCAGCGAAAACCTTAATGGTAAGGTGGACGTTCTTGCTATCACCTGCCTTTGCATCTTCTACTGCAAAGTCTACAATCTCTGTGGGTAGCCAGCTTGGGGCATCGACTAACCTATTCTTGCTGATGTCGTCGGCTGTAATACCCCAAACAATCGATTCGTCTGCCATTGTTATCTCACCTTTTCACTTTAGGTGCTCTTTTTGTTGGCACCTTCTTCTGTCCTGCCCTCGTTATTGAGTGACTAGGACATTCTTAATGGGAATGTAAAGCTCCCCAATTTTTTCTGTATCTTGTTTTTGTGATTTGTCTACAAGCTCGACAAACCCTCTTACCTTCAGGAGTAATATAAAGATTGCTTCCTGAGTAACTGTGTCCTTGTGGACAGTGTGTCTTATTAGAGCTATGGATACTTACATCATAAGCTGTACCCTTTATAATTGCATCACTCGTATTGTCTTGTCTTGTTCCTTGATACAAGTGTAAAGGATTCCAACAGTTCTTATACTCACAGATATGACAAGCGTCCCATGAGTAGTCTGAGTACTTTAACTTTAAATATAAACAAAGAGCTAATCTAGAAACTCTCCAGTATGTTCTGTTATAGTAAACCTGCCCATAACCACCACTAACTAAAGCACCAGTCCATAACCAATGGGTATCTTTTAACTCTGTACTTTCCCAAAGTTTATTGACTAAAGCTATGTTCATAGATAATCCTTCACCAACTCATAGAGGTTGGCATCAGTGTAATCAATAACAGGAGGTAATTTCATTGCAGTCTTAGCTTCAAAGTAATCTTCGCAAGGTTGAGTGTAGCAGGTGCGGCGGATTACTTCTCTGCCTTGATTATCAGAATCAATCTTATAATCAAAATACCATACCTCATCGAAGTAGGTAGGAATGATTGACTCTACTTTAGGACCAAAGGTGGTGATGCTAGAATACTTAACTGCTTTCTTCTTAGCATCAATAGCAGTTCGCTGAACCGGGTGAGCAGTAACAAACAGGTTACACTTAATAGACTTCAATGTTTCCAGAAGGGTGGAGATAATCATTGCTTCTCCATTAAACTCATCCCATCCCGGAACCATAATACCACCTGCTGTTACCTTAGAACCTTTACCTTCTTCTGGATTAGCATCCTTCTTACCAAACCAGTTAGCAAAGGAACCTTTAACTAGCATCTGCATTACTACGGACGTAGTGGAAAGAGATGTAATACCATCCAGAATAAGATTATCAAAAATATTATGTTTACAAATATTATCCACCAACGGTTTGAAAACAGTCCAGAAGTTTTGCGGCGTAATAACTTCAGCAAAGAAGTCTCCGTTCTTAACTCGTTCTGGATACCAATCAATAACTGGCTTATGTCTGCCGTCAAAGTCAAAGATACAAGTCTTACCAGGCCAGCTAGAGGCAGCAATAGTCTTACCTCTACCAGTAGGACCTACCAATAGAGCACGAACATACTTTTCATACGATTCAGAATTGAGATTCGGCATTGTCATTCTCCACTGTAATGCTAATAGGGTCCGTTACTAACATCCTAATATATTTTATCTCTCCATTAATAGTAAGCTCCATTAGTCCAGCCGGGTGAAACCTTACCAGTGTGACAGAAGAGAAAACATCCAGCTTAATTACTTCTCTACTCTGGTTGAATCTCTTTACTTCTACTATCACTTGGTTCTCCTATCACGATTACTCTTCCGTACTTACCTTTCCTTATTGCCTGCTTAACAGTCCAGCAACCACCGCTTTTAATATGCTGGTCTGTATTACAGTGATAGCAATATCTTTCAAAGCCTTTCTCTTTATAGCCAGGAGGTAAGTCTTTCACTGTAATACAAACTACTATGTCAGCATAGGTTGCTATCTGTAGATTCCTTTTCTTATAGTATTCCCAAGTCTTAAACTTAGGAGGAAACTCTACGTACTCTTTACCTGCTGCTTTAGCTTCCTCTATTGCCCAAAGGTCTATTCCACCTAAGTGACAAGCGCCTGAAACTACTTTGTTATAAGGTGCAATCAACTCCCTTATAATAATCCTAGCTGCTTCTTCAGTAACCGGAGTAAACTTTGCACCCTCTGAACCTACAATTCCTATGTCCATTTACTTATCCCACTTCTTTTTCATAACACCTGTGGAAAAGCGGAACATCTCTTTATGACACTCAGTACAATAAACTACGTGGAATAACTTATCTCCTATCCACTGTGTCTTATTGTCACACTTGTTTAGTTTCAGGAGATGTCGTAGCCGGTGCATAACCTTCCAGCTCCAACTCTTCAGGAACCTTCTCATCATCTATCTCCTTAAACAATACTACTGAGCCGGCTTCATGAGCATACTTCTTATATACTTCTCTAAGGTCAGCCTTGTTAGTGCTAGTACACTCCACAGATTGGATACCATCAGGTGTAACAATCTGTAACTTGTAGAATGGCTTAAGTATTCCTCTGTTCATTTCAATACTACCTTTCCATCCTTAAGTTCAACGTCGTAAATCTCAGCAGTATTTTCATTGTCATCTACTTCATAGACAACATCAAAATCTGCTTCATCTTTACCTCTAGTTAAACGCTTGAGTGCAAAGATTAAATCTTCTACAGTCATCACAAACCTTTCGGAAGAATGCTGTCCATTAACTCATCAATAGAACTCTTAACTGTTTCTTTCTTTTCCTTTACCCTAGCCGGAGTCTTAGTACATTCATCACAGTGAGGACGAACAATAATCCTATCTCCATGCTTAAGCTTAGTTAGCCTCATAATAAAAGGCTCACCGCAACGGTTACACTCAGCCGCTTTACCTTCTACTAAATCAATCCTTACATGATGAGTGCAGTCTTGCTTAATGCAAATATAAACTAAGTAAGGAGGAGTATCTTTCTTTCTAGCCAGGTCCTTTAATCTGTACTTGTGTAAATGTTTAGTCGCCATTCTCTACTGCCTCTTGTTTATGAGCTGACCATCTTTCACCAATATGGAAGTGGTCTTGAATCTTTCGTACCATTTCCTCATCGTTTTCTGAGTTACAAATCCTATTGTATTGGCACTTTGCACATTGTGTTATCCCTGCTGGTGGAGTTTTAAGATGACTTTGCGGCCAAACATTCTGTTGGATATTGTAATCCAGAATCTTTGCCCACATGATTGTGTTCTTAATCCATCGTTCTTTAACTCCTCTACCAATAGGAACCGGAACTCTACGGAATCTTTTCTCTGGAGTATAAGTCTTTTGTAGACCTACCTCATTTACATATACTAGATTAGTATCCTCCTTAACGGAGTAACCAAGAAGCTGGTTATCTAATCCAATATAATCCGCCTTCATAGCTCTCCACTTATGATCCATTAGAGAGTTACCAAGTGTAGGAAACTTGGCATGAAGGTCTATCTTTCCTTCGTATACTACAATGAGTTCATCATCCTCATGTATAACAAAAGAGAACGATTCTTCTACACCAAGTATCTCAATACCATCGTACTTGTAATACTCAGTATAGTCATGGAAGTTTTTAATTACCCACTCAGATGTTTGTAGGTCAAGATGTAATCCCTGGTAATGTTCGCGGCCTTTAATAGTAGCCTGCTCAACCGCCTCATCCCAAGCAGTACCCTTCTGTAAAAGTTTATAGTAAACCTCAAGCAAGGTATGTCCTAAATCACCTCGCTCAATAGGACCAGGTATCTCATTAGGTCTATAATTCTTAATGAAGTTCAGGTATGTAAAGAAACCACACTTCTGAATCGCATCAAGTATTTGAGAATCTAATGCTAGTATTCGTTTCTCATCAGACATAGTATCACCTTATTATAACATACTCAGGGTGCCCGTGTCAAGCCCCTTAATTCCAGTGATTATAAAGTCTATTACCTTTATATGTTTATTTCCTGGATGGTCCGTAGCGATCGCGTGCAGGTCTAAACCTCTACCAGAATCTTATTAGGCTGGTCAGGTCTGGATATGGGCCGACTTCTTTTCTGGCTAGGGTCTTACTAGCCTCAAGTGTGGATCGTCGATTGTAGGGCATCCTAGAGCCTAGAAAAACGTCCATAAAAACGTCCTTACTTCGTCCATATTTAGGGACAGTTTAAAGATAAAGCTTGTTAGTTTTATTACAAAGAAAAGAAATAGAAAAGGAAAAGGGCCAAAGGATTTTACTCCCTTGACCCTTAACCTTAAAGGTTTGTTTGACCTTTACTTAGACAGCGGCAGGAACCGGAGTAGCCTTTGCCTTTGCCTTGAGCATCATCGACTTAATCATCTCTGCTGCCTCAAGCAATTCAATCCCAGTGCCACGGTTAAGCTGTCGAGCAGTTCGCTTGAAAACCGTTTTCTGTTCGTCGTTCATCTCCATAGTGGAAAGGAACTCGTCCAGTTCGTCTTTGTTCGCTTCAAGAGCATAAGCACGTTCGTTATACCCTTCAGCAAAACAATCCAGAAGAACCTGCTCGTTATTGTCAACGAGTGAAAGAGCATCAGCGATATCGGTAAGAACTCCCTCGCTGGTAAACTCATTGACAATCTCTTCGATAGTAATCAGCTTGCCTTCCGCATCCTTACCCAAAGGCTCACGTTCCTGATTACCTTTAGCGTCAAGCTTCGGACTCCCATCTTCATTAAAGACAGGCTTAGACTCACGGGCAACCTTCTTCTCCACATACTTTCCGATTGCCTTGTACTTAATCTCGCGTGAGTTAATGCCGCGGGTGTTCTTGGAAACTTCAACGAGTTCGATAGCCATTATCTTATCCTCTTCTTTGTCTACTTTATAGATTTGGGACCATCCCAAAGTCTACGCTCTGTCAAAACTTTGTCCGTTATAGACTACACTGTCCAGCCCGGACGCTTACACGTCTAGTTTACCACGTCCTAATTACGGTGTCAAGCGATTTTTTAGGTGACACTTCCTAGATTAAACGTCGTCTATCGCTTCAAGCACGTCAACAAAATCGTCCAGTGTCGTGTTAGCGTCAAGACTATCCAGCCAAAACTCATCATGAGGACAAAGTTTACAGACTTCTTTATCCATCACGTCGTAATCTTCAAACTTGATTACTCTACAGCCTTGTGTTCTATAGACAGTAGTATCCTTTTCTCCTTTATATAGAGTAAGTCCCAGGTATTTGTTGTGAGTGCAAGGAAAAAGAATAGCAACTGCATGTCCTAGTCGCGGATTCTTTTTACTTCTATGAACATGAACCTCAACAATACGGATTGGTATTCTCTTCATTCTTTTGTCTCCTTTAAAAGCTCGTTGAGTTGCTTTACTTCCTCAGTAACTTTTCCAAGTTTACTAATATGCTTAACAGTTGCATTCCTCATTTGCTTTACTAGCTCAGGAAGAAATGGAACTGCTGCAATTCTTAGAAACTTTGGAGCTTCTTCTATGGGCCAGTAGTTATCTCCTTCTGCAATAACTAATCCCCATTTCTTTAACTTACCATATCCTACTTTGCGGATTGGAAGTTCAGCTTTCTTTTCTCCATCGTTTCTTATGTCAATCCAGCACTGTAATCCTAGCTGAAGCTGGTTTAACATACTCTCAAAGATTCTAATCTGTTCCATGAAAAGGTCTGTCTCTGTATGAACAGCCTTTCTTAGTTCTCTGAGAGCTTTAATATCTTCTTCCACTTTAACTCCTCTAGTGAGTAATGCCAGGGTCAGGCATTGCATTAAAACACATTGCCTTTAACTTGTCAATAAGTTCCTGGACTTTCTCTAGCCGGCCCAGATTTAATGCCCTGAAATTAACAACGTGCTGCTTTACCTCGTCATCTATTCCAGGCATATCTTCTAATACTGAAAGGACTGCATTAGTGTCAGAGATTATCTCTCTATACTCTATGCAAATCTCAATCAGGATACTGTTTACTCTTTCGGTCAGATTGTCTTTCAAGTTTCATCTCCTCCAAGACTTCTATTCTAATCTCCATCTGCTGCCTCAACCTCTTGTTATATTGTATGCCTATATCAATGTCCTTTAAAGAAACATCTTTCCAATGCTTCTTTACTGTTTGTTTAAACTCCTCTATCTCTTCCTTATCCATCAAGTATATCATAGTTCCTCCTTCTAGTTCACCGCTTAGACCAACTATTTCTTGAGTGTAATGGTCTATTGTAAGCTCTGTCACTTACCTTCCTAGTTGTACAAAGCTTACAATAAACATTACCATCAGTTGGATTCTTACACACAACGCATAGTCCTTGCTGAACTAAAGAATCGTACCTTTCTTTGTTATACTTATTCTTCCTAGCTCTGTTCTCTCTCATCCATTTACTGTTAGCTTCTAAACAAACCTCGCAAGCGGTATAACCCTCCTTTACTTCACGACACTTACAGTTAGGACATATCTTTTGCTTAAGATAATACTGCCTTGGTCTTTTAGTAGGCATATAATATTACCACCCCTTCTTTGTTTTCTTCCTGCCCTTTGCCATGATTGCATCATAGAGAGCAGTTAACAACCCAGTCTCATCCCATACCGCTGTCTTACCGTCTAATGTTTCCTTCATACTCCTTCGTTTGGTTTCGATAATCTCAGTGAAATACTCATCAATCGTATCGGTTGCGGTAGGATATGTTGCATTAACAAATCCTTTCTTCTGTCCGATACGAACTAATCTAGACTCAGCTTGTTCTTCGTTAGCTGGATTCCACTGTCTCTCTGCAATAATACAATCGTTACATACCTCCTGTAATCTATCGACTCCTTCTCCCATTGCTAATGTAGAACCAATAAGGAATGGGATGTTCTTGTTATCTACAAACTTAGCAACCATCTCAAAGCGTTCCATTTGATTTAATCCTGAGTGATAGAATAGAGGAACTTCATATCCTCCATCCTTGCACCAATTAGCCAGGAGTAAATGGATAGCTTTCATTACATCTTCGTGATGTGCAAAGATGATTAACTTACCGGAAGGATTCTCTAGCAGGAACTCTATCGCTAAGTCTACAGTAGGCTGAATCTTATTCAATCCTACCAAATGACGCATGATAGAGAGGCGAGCGATTAACTCAACCGGATTCTTCTTCTTAGTATCTTCTTCCATCTGCCGGATAAACTCTGCTTCTGCTGCTTTGTAAGCGGCCTTAAGCTTATCCGATTCAAAGTCTACGTGGTAGAAAATACGATTGGCTTTTGTTACCCTAAGTCCAATCTCTTCCTTTACTTCTTCTCTAGTCCTACGGATAACGATATCCTTTGTATACTCCGCAAACTTCTCAGGATATCTGATACCCGTATGTTTCTCGTAACCATTAACTACCTCAGTCTTAACCCAGTAATCGAGGTATCCTTTACGAGTAGGAAACTTATCAGGTGCTAGGATATGCAGGATTGTGTAATACTCAGCGGCATTGTTCTTAATCGGTGTGCCGCTTAGAGCTATTACATTCTTGCCCTCGCATATCCTTTTCATCTCTTCTGTTCTTTGACTCTCTCCTTTAATAGCCTGGACCTCATCCATGATGATAGTCTTAAAGGGAAAGTCATAGAAAGGATTCTCTTTCTTAGTGGTTTCAATTTCATGACCCCACTTAGACTTGAGAGTTATCTTAGTAGACTTGGAATATCTACGGAAGATATCGTAGGATGCAATATAGACATTGAATCCTCCAATGGGTGGTGACTTACCATCCTCAATAATCTGTGGAATATACTCCATCCCACACCAATTAAGGAGAGATACCATCCATTGCATCTTAATGTTAGACTTCGCGGTAATAAGAACCGGAAAGACTTCATCAGGACAATGCTTCATAGCGTAAAACAAAACGCCTAAAGCCTGAACCGTTTTACCTAATCCCTGTTCATCTGCAATCAATACTCTAAAGGCATGGTCGATTGCAAACTGGATACCCTTAAGCTGGAAAGGATAAGGAGTGTCCTTAGTCTTTTTGTTGTGGAACTGAGTTTCGTCAAAGACTATCTCAGCCTTCTTCGTTTTCAGCTCTTGAAGAATAGACTCTTCCTTTAAGTCATCTTCAATTTGCTGAACTATCTTTTTCGTTTCTTCTTCAGTAGGCGGAGTAACCATTAAATGCCTACAAGATAGTCGGCTCATTCTTCCTATCGTTGCCTTAACTTCTCTTTGTTCAAGGCATTGATTGCAAAAGATTGTCATATTAGTCTCTACTTCTTAGCAATAGCAGCTTCTTTAGCAAGTCTCATCTTTTCTTTGAGAGCTGCTGCTTTATCCTGGACTTCTTGTTCTGTTGCTTTAGGTTTAGCCTCAGTCTTAGACAATCCCGCTGATGCTAATTGGGACATGAAATCCCCTAGTGCTACTTTCTTTTCTTCCTTAGTTCCATTAGCAGACTTGTTCTTTAGTTCCTTAGTCAAGTCTCCAATGTTAATGCCCAGTAACTCTTGAAGATTGTTACTCTTTGGTTTCTTCTCTTTCTTTCTAGGCTCATTATCAAAATCAACCTTAATGTTCGGGTCAGTAATGAGCGAATCTCTTTCCGCTTTAAGCCAAGGAGCAATACCTTTCCGGCCAGTAATCTTATCATACTGCTGGTGAAGTAGTGCCCATTCTCTTTTAGCGAAGAACTCTATCTTACTAATCTCTACAATGCGAGATTCAATTTCCTCGCGGGTAGTCATTGCCTCTACAAGTTTAACCTTCTCTTCTAACCAGTTCTTGTAAACTTCCTTGTCAATATCGTATTGTCCCATTTGGAACTCCTTTAGCCAATACCAAATCTTAGAACACCTGATAGAACAGAAGATGTAATACCTATCTTCTACCTCTATCTCACAAGTATTACATCTTCCGTTTTGTTTAAGACTGTTCTCCATCAGGAACATCTTCTATCAGAATGTAGTCTTGTTCAGGATGCCCTATAGTCCTGGTAGATAATGCAAAGTCTACTATCTCTTCCTCCTTTATATATTCTATTGCTTCATCTAAAGTCTTGAACTTGTATAGGTCATGGTCCGTTCCATCTACCCACTCCGCGTTAAGATAAAACATTTTACTTTAACTCCTTCTCAGAAACGAACAAGCCCACTGTATCACACCCTAATCTTAAAGTCAAGTTATCGCTTAGACTTTACCAGGGAAAGTTCAATCACCTTTGCCTTATGCTTCTCCTGTTCTTCTTCCTTTACAGCAGGAAGTTTGTACTTCGGTTTCTTTAATCCAAAGTAGTCGATAATTACCTGTTCCAATACCCAGGAAACGGATTTCTTTTCCTTCCTTGCAATAGCAAAGAGTCCTTCTCTAACCTCAGGTGGTAATCCGCCTGCATAATTTTCCCGCTTTTCTTTGTTAATCAAACGCGGAGCAATCTGCTTCTTATAGTATCTGTACTTCATCTCTATCTCCTTTTTAGTCGTTGTCTCTAAAATGCTTCTTGAAACTAAACTTATACTGTGGATGAAAAGACTCCACTATTCTTTTAGCCTGGTTCCGGTTTTCTGCCCGGATATGGCTAACAATATAAGTTAAGTCTTTACTTTCAAAGTGGTAATAGTAAAGCCTTTGTCCAGTTCCCCAATACTTACCGTTTGTATCGTATCCTCCTTTGTTAAGGTCTACTTTGTAGAGAGTAACAGGAATTACTTCCTCATCCTCCTCCATTAACCCTCCCTATAAAACAACAATATCAATTACATTGGTGTAGATATTGCAGCGTTTGATTCCATTTACGATAAAGAAGATGTACAAATCTTTACCGTGAACTTCTATTGAGCGACAGACTACTTCTTGTGTTCTGTTTGGTTCCTTCTCCTGTTTAAACCTTACTACCTTTAGACCTGCTGAAATAAGAACGCTCACTTCACACCTCTCATAGATTTAGGAATAAGACTGCCCAAAGGAATAAGAGCATCCTCTTTAATGAACTCTACATTAAGCTCTGTTATTCTTCTAGGCAGGAAGTACTGTTTACCGGATACTACATTACTGATAGAGACAGCTCCGTTAGGTTCTAGGTAAGCTAACTCTACTATTCCAGAGTTCATCCAACGAATAGGCTTTGGGCTTTCTTTTTCTAGTTCACGCCTTAGTTCGCGGAATGTCATTTCTTTTCTCCTTTCCTAAACAAAACCACAAAGTAAATTGTCCAACCAATAACAAAAACTGCTACTTCCACTTGACCTCCTATATATTAACCACCGAGAAAACTAACTGAGGAAAGCATATCGTTTCTCAGGCGATAACCTCAGTTAGCTTATGAGTTTTAATTATATTTATTTAAACCCTCTTTACCAGTTCATTCAACTCCAGTTATTGTATACTCCCACAACCCGCAAGCTGTGGCATATGTATCACGATACAATATCCAGAGACTCATAAGAGAATGAGCCTGTTAAAGTTAGGGTCTTGCTTCTAAGTAGAGTTTTCTATAATCATTTTAGTTTCCTAATTAGTAACCTGCGTCATCGTTAACGAACTCTATCCGACTGTTATTCCTGTGAAGGCAAACAAGTATTTCGTCCTTAACATCAGGAGGCGGATTACCATAAATCTTGTAGACTATCAAAACATCTGGATAGCCATAATACTCATAGTTCTTAGAGTATCTGACAAAAGCTCTCCAGATATAGTCTCCTGACCTATCCTTCTTACCAATAATTGCATAAGAAGGCTTTGTGCATAGTGAGTATGGAATATGAGCGTTAATCCCATCCTTACTATAACAAGAGCGGAAGTGTCTAGTGGTAGAGCAACGCAGCATATCCTTATGTCTACAGGACAATGAAAAGGAAACATAATCCTTCTCTAATCTTCTAAGAGCAGGAATACGCTCCTTAAACACTAATCTGTTTACCTTTTTGAGATGCATACGTTACTCTACCTCCTTTCCTTTCCGCTCTTTACTCTTACTTACTGGACTACGAGGGAGTAAACAGTAACAACTCCCTTTACTATCTTGGAAGGAGAAAGAGCCAGAATCCTCTGACCCTTATCCTTTGCAGCCTGAATAACAGCCTGCATGTTTTCCTGCGTAACGAGAATAACTTCTACCATCTCAGACCTCCTATACTATGAAGAGCTAATTCTCTTCCTTAAATCATCCTTGGATAACTTAAGGAAAGGAATTACCTTTCCCTTGTATATTATTCCTCTACTAAGTTCCAAACCCGGCCAATCTTTTTGTTCCCAATCTTTTTCTTTGGGTAACAAACATCACAGCTAATGACAACGAACTTAACCTTAGGTTTCCTAAAGTAATTCAGTTGCCAATACTTGATAAAATCTCCTCTCCTTGCAATCAAACGCCTATGTGATGCCATAGCTCTCCTTTTAGGACTGCTAAATTAACAGCCCATTCTTCTTTCCATCTCACACTCTTGCTGGTAAGAGTAATGCTCCTGAATCCAATCCTCTACATACTTCTTGAGTTCAGGAGTTAACTTCTTCCAATCAACTTCAGGAGATACTCTATTCCCCTTACATTCATTACAAGGAACATCATAAAGTCCTGAGAAGTAATCCTCCCTAAAATCGGGGTCTCTATCGAAATCCTCTTCCGATAATCCATTGGAGTCGATAGCCGGATTGACGTGTTTTCCTTTACCGTCGCATGTTCCACAAACGGTATAAGTTGCAGGGATTTCTTTATCTCCCTCTTCTTCATCCGTCTCGATAATGAAAAGCATATGTTCTTCATCGAACGAAGAATACCACTTGTGATTTGTTTCTCTTCTATCCATTTCTCTTCTCCTTACAGTATGAACAAGATGTTCTAATGCCCTTTGTTACAACCCTTGAGTTTTTGCACTTCTTGCAAATGATTAGGGTCATGTTCTTACCAGCTCGCAATACTAGCTTCTCCATCTACTTCTTCTCCACTAAAGTAAGAGCAGGGAAAGTGGAATTGATTTCTGCTCCAGTAGCCGGGTTAATCTCTACTGGATTACCTAATGCTGAGACATAGACAAAGGCTTTGTTAGTTCTTTCTCCAGCCTTACCCATTGCGGTGCTAATCATAATGGGATTGTGAGTTCCTCTCTCAGAGTTATACGCCAAATCTTTAGCATGTTGTTCCGAGGCGGCTTCTACTTCAATGAAGCCTGATACTTGATAGAACCTATAGAGTTTCATCTCTTCTCCTTTGCCTTTATATCACGAAAAGGAAACACTAACCTACCATTGATTACAACGACGATATTCTTTCGTTGCCTTTCCTCAAACCTTTCTCTCTTTATCCCATCTATTTCAGTTTCTTTTCTTTCTGTAAGAAACTTTTCTTTTCTCCAGTTATCGACTAGCTTCTGTTGTCTTACTCTCTTCAAATCTTTGGGTGTTAACCTCTTTTTCTGGTTACAATTAACACCGTAGGATTTAAACTCAGACTCAGATTTCTCTCCTAATTTAGTCTGAGTCTTTTCTTTCTCCTGTTTTTCTCTAACTCTCTCTAAAGAGTTAAAGAACTTTCTTTTCTTTATCTCTTTATCCACTCCTTTTAACTCCTTAAGAGCTTTAGTTTAAACTCCTCTTAGAATCGACCGGCTAGTCTCCGGTCACATACCGGCCTGTTTCTAGCCTATCGACCGGCCTATGATATGGGGCCTAAGTCCTATCGTTACATAGACTTCGGCCTACGTCCCCCATTATACCACAGTGATAGGATATAGGGTAGTGTCTCCTTTTGAGGACAGGGTGTTGTTCTTTAGTTGTTTGTTCTTTATATATAATTTTTTTTATATATATAAAAGGCATACCCATAAACACAACCCCACACATACCCATACCACCTATATCAATCACCTGGCATAGAGGGGGAGGGGTAAGCGAAAAGGCCCGTAAACATTGGTCGAACCTGCATTATCAAGGCCCGGTCAATAACCCGGAGGTAGCCGGTCAACATACGGTAACAGGCCGGTAAGTAGCCGGTATCATCCCTTACTTTTGTATAATCTATTGGTTATAATATATAAAGGTTATAAATTATAGGCTATAGATTATAACTTGAAGGCATAAAAAAAGGGAAAAGCATCTACTCTCATAGACACTTTTCCCTCAAATAGATGGCGCAATGCTTTATTAGTGGGCTGAAGATTGTTTACTTACTTGACAGAAACAACTACGCCGTCGATAACCTTGCACTCCGCATACCACTTGTGCGGTTGCGGATAATGCGGACCTTCAATGAACTCGATTCCATTCTGCTCAGTTGGAAACATCCCAGAAGGATTGAAAGGCCGATGAATAAGCGCAGCCAGAACAGCCGCCTTAAACTCTTTCTTCGTCTTGTAGTTTGGGCTCACGTATGCCATCAGTGATTCTCTTTCCTGCCCACTAACAAAACACTGGTTAAAGGCTCCATAAAACCTATCGGTCCGGTTGACTTACTCGGTGGATTCTTCTTCGTCCGTATCTTCTTCGGACTCTTCTTCGTCCACTTCTTCTTCGTCCGACTCTTCTTCCTTCGGACGATTGTCTACGAGTCTGGGCAATGCGGATTCTTTCTTATCCGCGATAACCCACTGACCTTTTGCTTTAAGGTCCGCAACGAACTTCTTGCGAAGCTTAAGCAGGTCGTCAATCTCAGGAACCGGAAGTCCAACGGCAGCGTTCTGCGAGCGAATGCTAACCCAAAGAGCGGCAAGCTTCTTCGCTTCGGTAACGTCGGTCGCAAGACCTTCGTTAAAGATACGCGCTGTAAGCAGAACCGTCTGCCCTTGTCCTTTGATTCCTTCGGACTTGTTCACGATGTCAGCCGCGCGGAAAAGCAATTCCGATGCGGTAAGACCAGTGGATTCTGTCGTTGCCTTAATTGCAACGTCTTGGTCCACTTTGGCAAGTTCTGAGTAATCCCAAAACTTAACCGGGTCCGTAGGCTTGGCATCCTTTGCGATTACAGGCTTGCCAAACGTCGTGACTAAAACCGTTCCCTTCGCTGCCTTACCGCGTCGTGCAATGCGGCATTCATACGTCTTAATTGCCATACGCTCTATCTCCTTGTTAGCTGATAGACCGATAGGCTTTAGGGAACTTTTAACCCGTGCGCCATCTATTTAGTTTTCAAAGAACTTCACACTGGATTATCTAGGTTTCCAGAATCGACTTACTAGCATCTGGTCCGCCTAGAGAATGGCCCCGTGTTCTCCTTGCAAGCTTTCCGCTTGCCGTCCACGAACTTACCTATCTAATGTCTCATGAGCCTAATCCTATGTCAACAACTATTTCAAACTATTTTTAAGGTTGAATGACCTAACCTTTAAAGGGTACTCCAGTAGAGTACTTTTTGATTAATCAAAATCTTGGCTGTAAATGATGCAAATCCCGATTTTGCAATATGCCCTAGAATGCCCCAGAATCCAATATGAGCGGACCTAATCAGATGGCGCACCTTACCCATTGACCCTGTATCGTTCGTGCCTGCTAGGGCAATTTTCGCTTTTCTTTCGTTATGCTCTTTTACTGGTCTTTGTGGGGTCATTCTCTAGTGTGCAGGCAGGCTGGCCGGACAAGTCTATACAGACCTAATGTATAAAGCTTAGACTTAACTATTACTTTATACCGCAAAGTTTATCGTTGACTGGTAGCTGTTAGTGTGTGAGAACTCCATCATCCCCCACCACCCCACCCCCACACCCCAAAACTAATATTGTTCCATCTCCCCCCAGAAT